TACAACTGGCAGATGGCCGTGGATAACCGTGGCAACCTGCAATACTCCCGGGCGGACTGGGGCCGTGGGCGCCGCAACAAAGAGAAGTACACCCGGAAGTGCTTTAAGGTGGTGTATAAAATAAAGTGGATCATCGGCACCGACTATGCCTATGACTTCGGATTAGCCAGCGACCAAAAGCGCCAAATCGACCCGAAGAAGAAAGCCGAAACTACCCTTAGCTACCGGTTCTTTGCGCCTACCTTCTATGAAATGCAGGCTCAGTCAATGATGGAACGGTTGATTCCGCTGATTGATGATTACCAACTTACCTGCTATAAAGTACAGAACATCAAGTCCCGCATTGTGCCCAATGGCTGGTATATCGACCTGGATGCGTTGGAAAACGTGGCATTAAATAAAGGCGGCAAGAACATGACGCCTATGGAACTGCTGGAAATGTTCTATCAGACAGGCGTGCTCGTCGGTCGCTCGCAGGACGCCATGGCCAATAATATCAACTGGAAACCGGTTATCCCCATTCAAAATACCATCATCAATGAGCTCGTAGGGCTGTATCAGGACATGCAGAATACGCTGTCCCAGATGCAATCGATTGTGGGGCTCAATGAAATTACCGATGGGAGCACCCCGAATCCAAAAACGCTGGTGCCCGGCTATGAGAACGCCAATGTATCTACCAATAACGCCCTGTTCTCGCTGGCTTTCGGCGAGAAGTGGCTCATGGAGCAACTGGCCAATGATATCGTCGCCCGGACGCAGCAGGGTCTGCGCAAAGGAGGCGTGGAAGGCTATGCCCCAGCGCTGAATGCCAATACCCTTCGGTTCATACAGGTTAATCCTGATATCTCCCTCCGCGACTACGGCGTCATGCTGGACGAACGGCCGACAGACGACCAGAAAGCCATGCTGGCGCAGCAGATGCAGGCGGACCAAGCGCAGGGCTTCCTCGACACCAGCGATATCATCATGGTGACCAATACCTATAATATCAAGCAGGCCGCTCAGATGCTGGCGTATAAGGTGAAGAAGGCGAAACAGGCCAAGGACCAGCAGGCGATGGCTATCAATCAGCAGACCATTCAAGGTCAGCAGCAGTCGGTTATTGTCTCAGAGCAGGCCAAACAGCAAACCATTCAAGTACAGTTGCAGGCGGATTTGATGTTGGAGGATAAGAAAGGACAGTGGTTGCTACGTGTCGCGCAGGAGAAAGCCGGGCAGCTTGAACGGTCAACTACAGAAACGAATCAAACCAAAATTGTCAACCAGCAGCTGGCCAATCAGGCGAAACAGCTGCAACAAACTTCAGAATGATGGAAACAAACGAAACGCAAGGCGCAGAAGCGCTCTCCGTTGAAGAAACGAAACAGCCCGAAGTGGTGCCCGCAGTCGAAGAGGTAGCCGCGCCCGAACCTGCCGAACAGGTCGCCGCTTTCACTCCGCAGGCGCCTGCACCTAAAGATGGCGAAGCGTCTGCACAGCGCCAGACTGCATACAGCACGCAGACGATAGTAAAGGGAAGCGAAGCGGCGGCGAAGCAAAGTGAGCAGTCAGAAGCGCTCAGCGTCAGCCCTGGCGCATACGAATGGCTGCAAAAGAATCGCTCAGCCAGCGAAAGCAACGGCGCAATACCGCAGCAGGCCCAGCCCATCGCCGACCTCAAATCCGCTATCCTGCAATCGCTCAACCCAAAATCCTTCTTCCCTATCACGCACATTTTGAAACGCTACTTCGGTGCCCGCTTCGCCACGCAGGAGGCGACCAAGGAAGCCCGCGTCCTCCTCGAAAGCTTGCACAACAGCCGGCAGATTATCGTGAACAACAACCGTCACATGCAGTTGGCGCGGCCTTTTTATACAAGCGCTACGCCGATGACGCAGTATCATACACTCGATAAGACGCCACTCGAAGCTATGTTGGGAGTGGGGATTGCATCGTAGTTGCAAAATAATTTTTCATTTTCGCTCTTTTACTCTATTTTTACCATAACAACCAAAATATGCGGATTTTTTATAGTCCCGATCCGGTAGAAACCCCCGCAGCACCAGCTGAGCCAATGAGCGCAGCGGCAGCGATGGCAACTTCCGGGCGAATCTCGAACAGCAATACGCCGGCTCCCGAGCCGGTAGCAAAACCAGAGCCAGCAGCAACTCCCTCACCAGAGCCACCGCCTGTACCTGCCGAACCGGCAACCCAGCCAGCAGCTCCTAAAGTGGATACGCCACCAGCTCAACCAAGTCAGCCCCAGGCGCAAGCCCCAACGCTGACAGAGTTCTTAAAAAGTCACAAGCCCGATACAATTCTAAAGGAATTGGGGTATGACGACAAGGTGATTGGATTTATTTCCGACGCGAAAGGGATCGACGACAAGATGTTGTCCTTCCTGAACGATTGGAAATCAGGAGCCGATTTGAAGCCCCGCCTCGAAGCGCTCACCACAGATTTCACAAAGATGTCTGCTGAAGATGTGATGAAATATCAGTTACGACAGCAGAACCCGGAATTAAGTGGAACCGATTTTGAGCGATTATTCCAAAGGCGCGTGCTTGACCGTTACAAGATTGATCCTGCGCTTTACACAGAGCAGGAAGTCGCAGACGGTAAAGTGGATTTGAGCATTGATTCAAAGCCGGTGCGTGAAGCACTTACGAATTGGCAACAAAGTGTACTCCTGCCAAAAGCACCAGAACCGCAACCCGCCGTGGCCAGTCCACAGGTGGATCAAGCGCAACAGGTTGAAGCATTTAGGACGCAGTTGGGATCGGCACCCATAGTGCAAAATCTCCTGCAAACAAAAATATTATCGATAGGCGAAGGTGCCGACGTGTTTAATATGGGCGTCACTGAACCTTCCCAGATCATTGATATACTAGCCAGTCCGGAGGCATGGGCAGCCAATTTTTATGACAAAGTTGAATTGCCCAATGGCGAAATCACCCATCAGCTCAACACCCAAAAGTTATTGCTGACAGGCGCCGTCGCAAAAGACCCGATTGGCTTTATCAATAATCTCGGTAAACACTTCAAAGCCCTTGGCGCAGCGGGCGTCAATGCCCTTATAGAGAACGCCAGTCCGCCATCCGGGACACCATCCGGGCCAGCCGACCAGCCGAAAACAGCGGCTGAGGCCATGGCAAAACAAGGTAAGTTTGCGAGACAATAGCGTTCCTTTTCTCCCATGGAATTGTACGGGTTAAAAATAGTAACACACTTTTTTAACCATACAATTACAAACCAATGGCAGTATCTCAGGGTACAATGAACAAGGCGTATGTCAGCGCCATCGACTTCCTCGATCAGAGGGATATAGACCCCAACCTGTACGACCAGTCCCGCGACCGGGCCTTTACTGACATTATGAAAATGATCGATCGTACGAAGCCTTGTACGATGTACAATTACCACAACTTCGTAAACAATGATGTGTACGAACTGGGCACCATCAGCGCCGTGACCACCACCGGCCTCGCGCAAATCCAGTTTACCATCAATGTGGCTGCCGGCTTCCCCCGCGTTGGCGATGTCATTATGACCTCCAATACGAACAACATCGGCCACCAAGCCCGTATCCAGGCCATTACGCCCGCCTCCGGCACAGCCCTGCTCACCGTGCGCAGTGTTGCCGGTAACAGCACGCCTTTCTGGGCTACTGTGGGCGATACCGTCAGCTTTAGCTCCAATGCCTTCGCTGAAGGCTCTGGCGCACCCGCCAACCGTCGGTATGGCGTCACCAAGTACTTCAACCTCATCCAAATCTTCAAAGAAGTCGATGATATCACCGATGTTCAGAAGGTGGCCAAGATTGAAGTACAAATCAACGGCGACTACCACATCCTGCCTTACCAGTGGATTCAGAAGACCATCAAGCTGAATGGCGATATTTCCGTTCAGATGCTGGCCGGCGAACAGTCTGGTACGCAATTCGGCGATGCCAACCCCTTCCTGTCGGATACCAATAGCTCGCCCATCCAAACTACCGGCGGCCTTGATTGGTACACTCGTACATATGGCATCAACGACGGCTCTGCTGTCCTGGGAACCTTTGGCTTCACCGAGCTGGATGACATCATCGACAACTGGATTGCCAACAAAGCCCCCATGGACGAGATGGGCTATATGGGTAGCCGTTCCAAGAGGGTGCTGGATAAGTTCCTGAAGAACCTCGGGAGCGCCGGCGTTACCAGCGTCCGTATGAACATCGACGGCCGTTCGCTTGACTTCAATGTGGACCACCTGTCCTACGGCGGCGCCGAAATGGACTTCATCCATATCCCCATCTTCGATCACCCCCAGCTGTTTAGCGCCAGCATCCGTCCGGATGTAAACGGCTCTATTTACTGGGTGCCAAAAGACAATATCGAAACTGTGGGCGGCGGCCGCGAGCCTCGTATCCAGATTCGCTACACACCTTCGCCTTTCATGGGCGCCAACGGCTTCAGCAACGGCATGATAAAAGAATGGAGGACCGGCGCGCTGGCTGAAGTGCCTACCAACAGCACCGCCACGCTGCATACCGACTGGTATACTGCGCAAGGCCTGGAATGCTTAGGGGTAAAACTGTTCCAGAAATATCGCATCATTTAACTTAAACCAACAGCCGGGTGTGTGAACCCGGCTGTTATAAATTCAACCAAAATGCTTGTAAAAGTAGACAAGATCAACGACCTGTCAGACGAACTGCGGGCGTACCTGCAAAAGGAATGGGAGAAACTCCCTGAGCGCATAGTGTATAAATTCAATATACACCATGACAACCCGGACCCGGAAAAATACAATGGCCCTATTTTATGGCCCAGTGTATTTAAGTTACCGCAGGTGCGTTTCAATATGGTAGACCCGTTCTCGAAGCCGCCGCGCCAGATTCATATCGGCATGGTAAAAGAGGTGGATGATAAAGGTGTTCCGAACAAGTTCGATAAGATAGCGCTGAAGGGCAGCGAGCGCGGAGTGTTTATATTGCGAAAGAGCAATCTGGATGATCAGGACCGCTTCGCTTATCTGGAATTGCATCCCCGCCATGGTGGTAACAAATGGCGCGACAAAGAACAGCTGCCGATTTTTCATCGTGTAGACGAGGAGAAAGAAGCTGGCAATAAGAGGGCTACGCGAGCGGTGCGTATCACAGCCATGAGCGTGGCTGAATCCTTGAAAGACTATGAAGTGAAGAACTTCGCCGCCGCGCTCAATTGGGACGAAAACGAACCGATGACGCTGCTGCGGGATAAACTGGAACAGTTGGCCGAGGATGATGCGCAGTTCTTTACGGACTTGTTCAATACCGGAAACCTGGAATATCGCTATACGGTCAAACGTGCGGTGGATAACCAGATTATTGTGTATGTGCCGACAGAGAGTAAGTTTATCTGGGTGACGAACCAGCAAACAATCGCCACGTTGCCGTTTGAAGAAGCTGCCGGGAAGGATGAGGTGCAAAGAATGGGCGAATGGATGGCCACTTCCGGTAAGGTCGGCGAGGAGGTGTATAAGAAATTGAAGACGCTGTTGGCGGCGCGCAAGTAGCGCACCTCGCGCACTGAACAATATTTTGGTTGACGACTGGGCCTTTTAAGCACGGCGTAAGCGCCAGCCGACCGGCCCATGACCCTCACGGTAGTTTTATGCCACGAGGTTTTTAAAACCAAACACATTACAATGAATTTAGGAGCGTATATAAATTTCGTTGCGACACTCGATAAGAGCACCGGCTCGCCAGAGATAAGGATTACCGATACCGGCTCTTATCCGGGTGGTGTGCCGCCAACGTTGACGGGTTTTTTCCAGGTGACCCAGCCAGATGGAGTGCTGGTCGCCTCCGGCTCCTTTTCGTCCCCTTCTGTTTTCTGGAATGGCGGTGCACTCACGGTGACCACAATCGCTCTGCGCCTGCGCGCAGACGGCAATTTTCAGCAAGGAGGATATTTGTTTACCTATAACCTCCGGGCGCCCGGCTACACAGACACTACGCTCACGAAGACCTTCCAGCTCACCTATAGCCGGCCTAAATTGGTCATCGCGGATGCTTTTAATATATTCACTCCGCTTTTGGAAGTGAGCGATACGACACTTTATGTACAGCCGGGGATGAGCTTCATTTCCGGAACCCGTGCATGGTCGGCGCTTATCCATTCAGTAAACGGTACGGACCAGACCGTCACTGGCGCCCTGGCGGATTTCAATCTCGCTTATCTTGGCGACTATTATGATGCCAGTTTCGCCATTGATTTGACCGTCACACCGTCGTACATACTGGATACGCCTGATGATTGGATGACTTTGATTGACAAGATAGTGGCCACAACGCTCACATTGCAATCGCAGGTACCGCAGACCATTGCACAGCTGGATACGAGCTTGCAGGCACTCAAAGACAAAGCTGATGCCGCCGCCGGCTGCACGACCTGCAAGGACAGGGATAACTATTCCTACGCCAGCGCGTTGTACAGTGACTTCCGGCGCCGGGGCTGCGATGCGGCTTTTGGGGGCCTGACAAAAACTTACTTCCAGCTGATAAAGCTGCTCAATAACGGCGTAAACCCAAGTTATACGCACACCAACGCGCCACTGACAGCCTATGATTTCCATTGTGGTGATTTCACTACGACCGTGCCGTGGTCGGCCATTACTGGCAAACCCTCAACCGTGTTGATTGAGTGGACTGTAGGCGCCATCGGGTTCCCGGGAAATGGAGCAACGCAGTTGATTGACAGTAGGCTTACCAATGTGCCACCGGAGCTCGTGCGTGTGTGGCGGAATCCGCCACCGCAATTCATGGCGGATCAAGGCGATGGCGATACTTACATCACCAAGAACACCGCCGATAACTTCCTTACTTTCCACCCGGCGATCAACACGGGAGAAAAGGTCGTCGTTGTAATCCTCGCATTATGAACAAACTCATAACCATACTGCTCTTGCTTGTCGCAGGGGCTACGTTTGCACAACAAAAGACACCACAAACAGTTAGCGCGCTGAACACGCAAGGGGTCGCTAAGGACCAGTTCAAAGTGGACAGTTTTCTTTACCTGCCGCTCACGGACACCATCCGAAATCCTGGTCGGGCGGCCGTCGTTATCGTTAAAGCATCCGACCTCAACCCATATCTCTATAATGGTACAAAATGGGTGAGTTTTGGAAGCGCCGCCGATTTGGCATTGAAACTCAATATAAGCGATACGGCATCGATGCTCAGTCACTACCTGCGGTCTATTGACACGACCGGCAAATGGGTAACGGCTATCCTGCGCCGCACCGGCACTGACAGCGTTTTCTACGTCAAAGGTGGCGCGCAGGTGTTTGCCTACCGGGACAGCTCTGGCGGCAGTGGTAGTTCGCAGACGTTACAGCAAGTCCTCACGACGGGCAACCGGATAACTACTTCCCCGCAGCTTATAAAAGGCACCGGGCCGACTGTGTTGCAATGGGACTCCCTTACCAATGTCAACTGGCGGTATAAAGGCTTTTATCGCTTCCAGGCAGATGGAGGTCAGGCGACGCTTGCCATGACGCAAACCGCCGCGACGATTACCGCTGCTGATGGTTTTATTGTGTCCACCCCTTCGGCCGGTTTCTTTGTATTGCCGCCAAGTTTGTTCTCCAGGCCGGTGACGATAGCGGATACGTTGAAGCTGACGGGAACGCAGACGAAAACGGATTCGGCAAACAATAAACCCATAGCCTATGATGCCGCCGGTAATATTGTTAAGCTTGACCATTGGCCGACTGGCGCCGGCACAGGCAATTCCGATTCCCTGAAACACTTATTCGTAGACACCTCTACCAACCGAAACAACTATGTTCTCACTTTTGATTCAGTCAACCATAAATGGATTTTAACAGCGCCGGGTTCCGGCGGAGGCGGAAGCGGCACAGTTACGCAGGTAAATAGCGGCTATGGTATTTCCGGCGGTCCAATTACGACAACAGGAACGTTATTGGTAGACAGCGCAACGCTCTCAGCTTATTACTTACGTCGCAAAGATAGTACGCTATACGCCACAGTCACAGCCTTGGCTACAAAGCAACCGGTAGGCAATTATATTACGGCTCTTACGGGGGACGTTACAGCGACAGGCCCGGGAAGTGTAGCAGCTACATTGGCGAATACCGCTGTGACACCGGGAAGTTATACGAATGTAAATTTAACCGTTGATAGCAAGGGCCGCATTACTGCTGCCAGTAACGGTAGCGGCGGTGGCGGAACCCCATCGCTCACACAAGGCAGAATATTTGTCGGGGGAACTGGAAACGTCGCCATACCTTCCAGTACTTCCCTTACTTGGGATAGCATTAATAGGGTTCATTACTCCGATACGTCTTCTACTTTAAAATTACGTGTTAACACATTGAGTTCATCCCCCGGACGCCTTTACGCCTTCACTAACTCTATTGGTGCAGGCGTTGCTACGGATTCCATTCACGCATTCCCCACACTCGCCGCTTTACAGATGGGAATGATACCAGTGGTAAATGGCGTATCAGGGTCAACATTGGAGAAACGCACACCACTCGATCCATTTGGTGCGACTAACATGGTTGACCGTATTCCATTGATACCCGTCAAAGGAGGGCCGAATGACCGGATAGTTTTTGAATTGGGCATTAATGACCTTCGTTATAATGGAGGTACATACACGCGCGGGAACTTTGGCATAGACTTTCAAACCATTTTGGACAGTTGTTTTGTGCGTGGTTGGTCGGCGTCGGATATTACTATTATGGCCCCTCCATATGTATCTCCTACCTCTTATACTTCGTTACTGGGTAATCCTGCTGCAACACAAGCAATCCACCTTGCATGGGTAGCAACCTCCGATAGCATTGCCATTGCCAATGGCTGCCGTTGGTTTGATGCTTACCATTACATGCAAAATAACGGGGCTAACTACCTTGAATCAACTGATTCTATTCACCCGAATATCATTGGCCAAAGAGCACTTGCAACTGGCCTCGTGGCTACAATGCGTGCCGCCGTTCCATTGGATACAAACAAAGCAAACATTAACGGCATACTGGAAGTAGGAAGATTGATATTGCGTGGAGCTGATACGTTGCCAGTTGGTACGGGTTACTTCACTCCACTGGTTTGGGCCGGGAATGGTAGCGTAGTCGCCGCGCCAAGCACGTTCATTTACCAGAACCCGAATAATTTACCGCAATTCGGCAACATAAATATTACAGGACGGGGATTGTTTGGGAACGTTGATAGTACGAACGCCTATCCACAAAAACTTATTGTAAATGGAGGCTTGAATGCTGATTTTTTCGTGGTAAATGGTGGGGTGCCATCACCTATCTCCAATCTTCGTCACGATTGGGGGCTGGAAGGATTTGGTAATAATACTTCTGGTTTTTTCTTTCAGGTTGGACAGCGGTTGAGCAGTTTTACGCCTGGATTTCTTTCTCTACAAAATTCAGGGGGCCCTGTTTATATGGCCAGTCCGGGGGCTGTATCCGGGAATAACAGCGAAATTGTACAAACCCTAGGCAGCAATTACGCTTCTGCCGATTTCCGCTCCGGTAACAATGTTCTGGTAGGCCATGCCATAGCCAGCGGCATCGCCCAAGCGTCCCCTGCTACGACAATGGATATTGCGGGGTACACAGGAACGAGTACAGGTCGCCTTCAGGTATATGTTGATGCCACGTTCTTTCCTTCCACAGATGCCGTAGCCATGATAAAGGGAAACGCAGGTAATTATTCAGGATGGTCCTTATCCGAAAATGGCATTGCAGACAGGTGGTCGATGTTCATTAAACCCGCAGACGCAAACCTGTATTTAGGTACGGGGAGTTCCGCACCCAGTTTAACAACAGTGAGAGCAACATTAACCCCACAGGGTGCTTTATTACTCAACGATTCTATTTCATGGAGACACGCAAGGACGGGAACGACGGCAGATTCGGTAGTGGTTCACGATGCCAGCACGGGAGCAGCGAAGCTGGTGGCCCAGAGTTCCATCGCAACGACTATACCGCCCAATCTTGGTTCCGCTTATCGGGTTTACGCACCACAGACGCCGGGATTTAAAACATTGTCACCGGGTTATGGGATGTTGATAGATAGTGCTACGACCGGACAATTGGGAATTAAATTGGATAGTTCAACTGTGTATACTTACGTAAGATCGTTGGTAGGTGGGAATGATACCTTGAAACTAGCCTTTGCGGGTACAGGAGAAAGACCGTTTTGGGCCAGCGCTGATACTTTGAATGGGAAAACAATAAAAGGGCTCGGTAGCGTATCAGTTACAAGCGGTACAGACAGCACGATAAACATACAATTAACGGGATTCACAACCGGCCGCATACCTTTCTCTTCGTCGTCTTCTGTATTAACCGACAATGCAAATCTTAAATGGGACGCAACAAATAATACACTTGTTATTGGTGGTGGCGGCGGCTCTTTGACACAAAACATAAACGCTACGGGCAATTCAGTAAGTGGCAATTGGGGAAATACGGTTGGACAAAGAAACACATTTTCAGGAGGAACGTTTACGGACAACACAACGGCTGGAAGTGGCTCTAAAACTTATTGGGCGGCCGATTATTTTGCTCCTCCCACTTTTGCAGCCACTAACTCAAGTGTCACATACAATAATTTATCAACCATAGTAGCCGCAGCACCGACTGCCGGAACCAACATTACAGCAACACACCGGTTCGCAATAAGAACTGCCGATAATAGCACTGGTTCCGGGAGTATTTATGTAGAGGGAAGTACTTTTATGGGCGGCAGCGTTCATCAGGCTATTAAAACCATAACCAGTAACTATACGGCCACCACTTCGGACTATCAATTATTGGTAGACGCAACGAGCGGGAATGTCACCATTACACTCCCGGCGGTTTCCAGCGTATACGATGGCACGCTTGGAACTGGGATAGTTTATTCAATAAAAAGGATGGACGCCAGTGGTAATACGGTAACTGTGAGCCGTGCGGGTTCCGATACTATCGATGGCGCAACATCTTTTACGCTTACAACTCAATATCAATCAAAAAGCATACAGGCGGGTCCCTCAAGCGCTTGGTATGTCTACTAAATCTAAACCATGAAAAAAGGATTAATCAGCGGGCTTTTAGTAATAGCGGCAATCGCTATTGTTATTATAGTTATTGCGAATAGCAGTCCAACGACTTATACACCGATGTTGAGCGCAACGGCAACATTAAACTTTCCCAGTACGGCTGCCAGTACATCCAGCGATTTGACTATTACGGTTACCGGCGCGGCAGACGGTGACGCGGTTTTAATTGGGGTTCCCAATGGGTCTATAGTGGCTAATTCGGTATTTACAGCTTGGGTGTCCGCATCTAATACTGTTAAAATAAGATTTTCAAATCTGGATATTCTTAATGCTGGCGATCCCGCGTCCGGAACTTTTCGCGCAGTCGTCGTCAAACAATAAACCTATATACTATGGCACTTCATAATGATTTAAACGCAGAAGTAAAGAACGACCTTGTAAACTTCGCCTCCGCTATAAACGGGCAAGCGTATATATGCTTGGGAGATACAGCGGTGGGAGATTCCTATGTTAGAATATACTATTATGATTCGGCTTCCACGGCAACGGCGGATGGCGAAGCAGTATTGTCCGCTACGGGGATGGGTGGGACGGGAAGGTTTTTGCAACAGTATTCTAATTACAATACACTTGTTAATCTTCCTACAATACCTGCTGCCATCCCTTCCGGCGCTATGCTTATGTGGGGAACCGCTTCAGCGCCATCAGGATGGCTATTATGTGACGGCACGGCCGTGTCTCGTACCGGTGGTAATGCAACATTGTTTGGAGTTATAGGGACTACTTTTGGAGCCGGAGATGGCTCTACAACTTTCAATCTACCTGACTACCGCCAAAGATTTCCATTGGGTAAAGCGGCCAGCGGTACGGGCAGCACATTGGCGGGGACAGGGGGCCTAATTGATCATGCGCATTCGGTTGACCCCGCAAGCACGGCAACTAGCAGCGACGGCTCTCACAATCACGGTGGCGCAACGGGCACTCCAAGTTCAACAGTGGCCGCTACCAACTTAACTGGATCGGCTGCGAGCACGAATCACACGCATAGCATTTCAACTGATGGTGCGCACACGCACACGGTGGATATAGCTGCTTTTAATAGTGGGACGGCTAACCCTCCATTTTTAGCAATTAATTATATCATCAAATTATGAAAAACGGGCGTCACTCCCCAGCAACGCCCGACAAATATTGACCAATAGCGTTTCCACTATCAATGTAAATATATGCTAAAATCGTTATATTTTATACTGATAGCCGCTTGTCTTGCGTCAACTTCTCAGGCCCAATCTTACTATGGCTTTGATTCTACATCATTTAATGGACGCCGGGCGATTGTATTCATGCCCGCTGGAACAGGACCGTTCGCAGTAAGTATCCAATGGGGGCCAGCAGCGGAAACGTTGGATAACAGTACCTGCGGGATGTGTACACTCTACAACACGGGCACCCCGAAACTCATTAAAGCAGGCGGTAATCCTTGCAATTTTATAAAAGGGAACGGAGATTCGGCGCATGTAATTGTAGTCAAAATCGATTTAGCCGATTATAATGATGGCAAGTTCAGCAACGATATGGCCATTTTCCTACCTGCTATCATGACTTATCTTGGCTCCAAGGCTGATACCACAAAGTATGCCGACGGAACTTACAAATACATTTCCATGATAGGCGAAGAACACGGAGCCGATGTAATCTTTAACTCAGTCACGCAGAATACTGCATCAAACCACTGCTTTTTTAATGGCGACCCCGGATGGGTATTTAAGCATATAAAGAAACTGTATGTCGCCCGCACCAATGATATTTGCCAGTATGGAAGCTATACAAATTCAGCGGCCTATGCTAATTCCGCTACAGAAAAAGTCTGGTATTACCGTGTAAATGGCGCATCCACAAATGAACCGGCATTGCAGACAGGATTAAATACCTACAGTCCCGGAGTAGTTCAGCGGCTTCGTAATTATGTTCTTTCAACCTCTCAACTTAGTGATACGTTTTACAGCGTTCAAAGTCCTTATTATACGGAGAATGTTTTCAGGGACTTGGTAGATGATACGTTTAACCATCCACCGCCGAACTACATAGCAAAGGTGTATACCATCTTTTCGTTATCCACCTATGCACAGCATGACCAGCAGCCACCTCAGAATTTCTTTGACGGCTATTTGGTGGCAGACCCGAAGAATGGCGTCTTAACAGACACTACTTCTCCCGGTAATCCGCAACACAAATGGGATACGACGGCAGGCGCACCACAAAAGCCTAATTACAACTTTGCGGGGAACGTAAACGGTACAATATGGCCCGGTAACCGGCAGATACGATTAATATTTGACCTTGGGGGCGTTCCAAACTTGAAAGACACAACAAAGAAGTTCAGTTTAACGGACATATATGGCCTTAGCGGGGAGGAAGCCGGACACCCGATGTACTTCTACAACCTAGACTCCTTGTTTGGCATGACGCCGATAAACGCAGCGTGGCATTTGGCACGACCGGACAGTTTGATGAAGCCTTTTGATACGCTGACAACGACGGGCTTCGGTGCGGGATGGACAAATATATCGGCTCATGATTCCATGCGCTACCTGATGGTCATGATAACCACCTCGTCTTCCCATGCCTCCAATTTTAACGAACTTGTTTTCTACGGTCACTACGTAGGGGACACAACAGGCCGCGCCGCTCAACTTGCACCGCCGACATATATGGGGCCATTGCCTTCTAAAAAGAGTGCGGCTTATACTGTGGGTAAAATGAATGGAACGAATCTATTTCAGGGCCTTGGCGCGGCTAGTACAGCCCATGATGGGGATTTCCGGCTTTATACCAGCAAATGGTATTACGACACGGCTAATGTACGTAATGTACCTACTGGTTATAAATTCTGGGAAAGTTCAGACGTTAACGTAGCGTGGGCATTAGCTTTAAATGCTGCTGGTAAATCGGTGCATTATACTAACCAATCTTCCAATCAGTATGCAGCAGCACAAGGGTCACAAGCTGACGTGGATAGCTCAGGCTTGGAGCCGGAAGTACCTACCAGCTATATGCGTGCAGCCGACTTTGCGTTCTGGTATTCCCGTGCTTTCGGGCATGATACACGGGCAGCCACACCTGACAAATGGGTGGGGCGCGGCAGCTATACCGGAAACGGATTGGGTTTGTTTGACACGTACGAAGCCGGGAACGAAAACGAAGCTCACGGTTCGTCCTACATGGCTATGTTTATGAAATTAAGCATGGAATGGGACGGACACAATGGAACTTATGGCGTAGCCGGGAAGACCGGTGTTAAGAATGGCGATAGCACTATGCTGCTTTCGGTACCGGGAATGGTTGATCCAGATACCAACTTTGTAGCATTTGCTAGATTTGGGACTGCCCTTTTCCGGACTGACAGTATATTGCCTTTCAAAAAAATGGCGGTTCATCGTTATCTACCCACCGATACTCTTAAAGGGATTTATCTTTCGTTAGAACAGCAAATAGGGATGCGTGGAGAATCACCTGAGAATTTCGGACGATCGGGCTATCATGGTTGGTTGACTTATTCGGATAGAGTAGCCCGGAACATGTATAAATGGATGCCGACAACCATCCCTATTGACCTTACTGAACAGGGCTATGGCAACTGCAACCAAGTCATTATTAATACTACCGAAGCGGCCAGCGTATATGACATTTATCCTTGGCTTTCCTATGATACATTAACCGTTCACCAAGCTAAAGCTATTATACTTGCTCGCATGCGCCTACTCATGATGGCATCACCATTTGCCAAGTACAACAACTATGCAAGTAGCAATCAGTTCGGCGACACAAATAATTCCGTGCGTTTCCTTTTCTATGCCTACGGCATTGCGGCCGCTATCGGCGGTGCTCCATTTGACTTTTCAGTATTCTATGCCGGTTGGTATTATCAAGCCGGTTTTTACCATCAAATGAAGAACTATTACTTTGATTCGGTGATGGTAAACGGCGGTCCAACTGGTAAGTGGGTATTGAAATTCAGGAACGCTTATCAAACGGATTCTGTTTGTTATGCCTCATGGTTGGGGACGTACACAAATGCGAATTTAACGGGACAAACTATCAACCTTGGCAGCCTCGCCGCGCAAGGAGTAAGAAAATGGGTGCCGTCATTCACCGATACGACCGGGGCATCTTCCTCTTTGACGGCTACGGCGGGTGTGCTATCTTCGCAAACAATAACCGAAAGCCCAGTGCTGTTTTTTGCGAAGGAGGCGGCTATTGTGCCTGATCCAACGAAATGGGGGCCGGTGAGGTGGCGGGCGTTTAAAAAGGTAAACTAAATGGACGACAAAGAAATACTTATACGGCAAACCGTCTTAATGGAAGAAACCGTTAAGCGGGTAATAACCATCGAAGGGAAGGTGGATAGTATTAGCCAAACCCAATTGAGCAAAACGGAAACCAGATTAGCGGTAAGTGAAGAAAAGGTGTCCCGATTGGAGAAAATAATATACGGCGCACTTGCGGCTATCATGATCGAACTTATATCAATTTTATTTTTATGGATGCAGCCGAAGCATTAATGAAAGAAGTTGTGGCTTTGAGGGTTCTGGCCATGCGAAACGCCAAACCTTTGTTTGATGAACAGATAGCTCGATTCTCGCCATCTATTGTAGTAGACATAAGCGATGGTATTATACTGCACTCAACGCCACGGGCAAACGAGTTGTTCGGGTATATCAATGGCGAGCTAGACGGGAAAAACATCAAAGACTTGATGCCTGTCCGTTTTCGCGCCGGACATGATGAGCACTTGAAGTATTTCAAGGCCAATCCTAAATCGAGACCAATGGGTCATGTGGCTATGACGCTGGTAGGATTGAACAAGAACGGGACTGAATTCCCCATAGAAATCAGCTTGGAACCCGTAAATTTGATAGGCAAGGAGCTGGCTATTGCGACCATTTTGAAAACACGTAACTAAAACCCAAATATATGGCTACTGTATCTATAAAGAACGTAAGCAAGATGGCCCCCAAGTGGTACCGCAAGCTAAAGCGGGTAGTTAATATTGGTATCATTCCCTCTGCCGTAATGACCATTAAGGGCCTATGGGAGGGAAATGACGCCCAGCTTAACAAAGTGCTGATTATTATCACCATCTCTGTGCCGGCTTTTATAGAAGTGCTGGGGATGCTTCTGGCAGACGACGTGGATGACGGTAGCCAAGAAATAACCACGATGGGCACCGCTGCACCTACGATCAATGTAAACACCCCTGCAAAACCTTGACCGTAATCAAGTCTGAGATTCCGATATTTACGCAGTCATTAATTCGTTAACATTAAATACTTTTACAATGAACGATCCCAAGAAAAAACACCACGAACCGGAAAAACCCAAGCACCCGCATGAACCTGATCGCCATCCTGAAAAAGATAAGCCGAAGCCTAAACCGGGCACGCCTTCGCCTGCGGACGATCCTATCGGCGACCCGGCTGACCCGGACGGTGACGGGGATATTGACACGCCTCCCCACGGCCCCGGAAACCCTTGATAAGTATTCGACGATTGCCGCCTATGTTTTCTTAGGGGGCATGGTTTTTTTCCTTTCTTTGAAAGTCGTACCCAATGATATTGTGACCTATAAAGCCTATTACCTGTGGGATAAAGGCAAGGATTGCCTGTTTATTTTCTGCCTGTTACTATTTTGCGAACCATTACGCCGATTCTTTTTTATAGTTTTAGTTTACGCAATAATTCGATTTTTATGGCAAATCTTCATAACGGCAACCAACGAAGATATAAACGACATTCGGTGGATCAACATTACATGGTGGACACTGGCGAGTTATATGACCTATCTCTGTATCAAGGAAATGCTAAACCGAAAAGAGAAATGATAACTAAAGTCCTTATCTGGCTATGGTATGGCGTAGGAATTCCCTGCTGGGTATCGGCATTCTTGTCTATCATTCTTGGATGGATACATTTAGGGGATGTAAAGGAATTCATAACGCTGATGATACCTATTATCCTAGGCGCTTCCAAAGTTGTCATCATGTGGGCCGAGAAAGGCGATATTGTTTGGGCGAAGTGCAAACGGTTATTCAAGAAGAAACGGAGAGCGAGAGTAAAATGAAAACATTCTACCGCATATTATTCTGGGCTATCGCATTGATAGCCCTTATTGCTTTTTGGACATGGGTGTTCTGGATGTATGCGCAATAAAAAGGCCCCGTGCCGCTACTGCGAACCAACCGGGGCCTTATGACAGAACTTTTCAGGAAACTGTCAACTTTTAAAAGTCAATACGGCAGGATTTACAACACCCTCACCTTCGTGACCGTATGATTTATTATGCCATTTACGCAGTTCTTCGCCATGCTTCCAGAAATGCGAAAGGGCGTTAACAGCGCACCCGTATTGAAAACCAGTAATACCAAGCCACCCCAATCCCTTCTGTGTTTCATCGGCTACTTCTGCAACAGTTCTACCAGCGGCAATTTCTATCTGCATCAACTTGGCCCATACCTCCCCGTAGTCAATTACAGCCCGTGAATAACCTCCATCATCATTCTTGGTAACATAGGCTTTGTAATCTTCTACCTTTTCGGGGACTATCTCCAACTCAATACCTTTTATCTTGACCTCAGTTGCTTCCCTCTCCATCTTCTCTTTAGCCTCGTATTCCTTTTGTTGTTCTTCCCGTTTCTTGTCACGAATAGCAGTTCTCGTGTCCAATTCTTTTTGAACGTCGTCGGGGTAGGTCTCAACGCAGTTCGGGCCTACTGTTTTCCATTCCATGACCCATGAGTTACAATAATCCCTCCAAAGCCAATCAAGGTTGGTGTCTTTGGTAACGAGATTGGTAACACCATTAAATTCAAATTCCACCGTTAGTGTCTGTCGTGCAGCTTCTTTGGCTTTCTGAGCTACTTCTGAATAAGTGTCTCCTGCGCCTGTTTGTAATACATAATTTTTCATTTTGAAAAGTTTTTGATGAACCCGTAAGATACAACCTCAGGTTAAACCAGACAAGCGTAAAAACCCTCTATCTTTAGTGTGGCATAAAAAAGCCCCGGCTTCTCACTTCCGGGGCGTAATGCGGAGATTAGAACGAAGTGGTAATCCATTTCTAAAACATCCAGCGGGGTTGAAGGTAGGAAATTTGGCTGAAAAATAAAATTTGGTGGAATTAATTTTTCTTTCTAAGTTTGTGAAACATGAAATCATTAGGAGAATTATTAAAGATTGGTCGCGGGACGCTTACACTACGAGAAGTGGAAGAAACAACGGGTGTATCAAACGCCTATTTGAGCCAGCTGGAAAATGATAAGATAAAACGGCCCTCCGCTAATGTATTGTACAAGCTGGCTACTTTATACGGCATGACAATCGAAGGTCTTTTGCAAGCGGCCGGAATAGTAGACCCTCCAACGCAGCCGAATTTAAAGTGGACAAAGAAGTTAGGCCCCATGGTTATAACCAATAAAGAGGAAAATGATTTGATAGACTATCTGGCATTCCTTCGTAATAAAAAGAAAGCAAAATGAGTCTAGACGCGTACTATAATCAAGATGGAGCCACCAAGGCAGCGATGCATGACAATGGCATTGAGGCTGAAAAAGACAGAATTCTCAAAGATTGGCCTAAGAATTCAGCCGGTGATTACGTTTGTAGTAAGGAAAAGCCAATGGAAAAATGGATGCCGAAAGAAACTTCGCCCAAAAGATGGGAGCACGATGATGTACATGAGACAGATTATGACGGTGAATATTCGATAGAGTATAAATGCCACTCATGTGGTCATATTTGGAAATCTGAAATGCCTCAATAATGAAACTACTCCAATACATAACCATCATTGCTTTACTTAATTTCCAGCAGAGAACGTATAAGATAGTAGAGGTAATCCCCAACTGCAAGTGTATCTGTACTTGTGTAATAACTATTAAAGACAATACAGGCAGCAAATTTGAGTTTCTTTATATCCCGTCGAATAGTGGCTTGGCTGCGCCGCCCGTAGGCGCTACGGTTAAATTACTAAAGGATTCATCTTTTATTTATAAAGGTAAAACCTATACACCATGCGGATCGTTCGGTTATTAGTCATTATCCTCTTTGCTTTGGCTTCTGTGTTTTTCGGATGCCAGCAAGGTACGCCAAAGTATACCACCGTCAAAAAGACTGTATACAGTTTACCTGATACATTGTCCGGAATCTACATAAAAAGGCAAGCAGGCCATGGATGGAACGATACTCTCAATCACGTCTTTTATGAAACCGATTCTATTTACTATGAAGAATCCAACCCCTTTATTTTAGGTCTTGGCAGTATTGATTTCGGTGCGGCAGATACTATACATCCAAGCCATCTTGAAAAATTAGTAGAGGAAACGCTGAAAAACTCATACCCCGATTCAATTTATTTAAATCCAAATCACAGATGAAAGTTCTTTTTATCGTTTTAAATGTATATATCTTTATTGGCTGCCAGCAAAATCCACCACCAATCAAAGTGCCCGATACAATACATTTTGAGATGGGGCAAAATTCTATGCGTTGGAGAGAAGGGATAGAGATATTCAGGCAGGATTCCGGCGTTCGCATGGTTATAGTAGGAGCCAAAAAAGGCATTGTCGCATATAAAAACGACACTTCAAAAGATGAAATATTCATTTACGATACACTGGGCACAATTCGGGAACTTATAAGGACAATAAACTTTATGCAGCGGCACAAGGACACGGTGTATATTAAATCTCGCAAAGTGATCCATACCGACAACCAAACAGTAAACATCGACGGCGATAGCTACGGTGAAATAATTCAAAGAAACTAAGATGAAAATAGAGATAAACGGCCCAAAACTAGTTATCGCAGGCGTTGTCCTTGTAGGATTGATCTGGCTATTCAGCAGGGGGTGCGGCGGGAATAGCGCAGCCCTAACGGCGGCCAATAACAAAGTTGATAGTGCCATTGCGGCCAGTGCTTATGCCCATCAAGAAGCAGCAAAGAAAGACGATACGTTGCGCATGAGGGACGACACTATCCGGCAATTGTTAATCAACAATGAAGCTTTCGCAGAAGAAACAAACAAGGCTTATGACGCTGCCGCGAATGCAGAAGACAAAACAAAACAATTTCAGAATAAATATGAGACAGCCCGAAAAAGACTGGACACGGTTCTCGCACTTGCGTCCTGTGATAGTCTCACACTCGCAATCGCCCGCGAACGAATCAAAGCTAACGCAGCCCAAAAAGCCTGCAAAGACCAAATCAACGGACTTGGCGATCTCCTCAGTCAAAAAAACAAAGACATAGGAACTCTTACACGGCAAGTGCAGGCGCTCCGACAACCGGCCAACATCGTAAGCGATGCCCTTCATGCTGTAAAAGCAGCAACGAAGGAGCCGTGGATTAAAGGCTATGTCGGCGCATCTGTAATGGGTAATCAAACAAGCTTTGGATTTGGGCCTGATGTGACGTTGCTATTCAAAGGTGGCGTTATGGTTCGTGGTGGGGCGGTGTTGATGGGGAGTCAGGTGATGGGGCAAATCGGCATCGCAAAACTTATTTCATTTAAAAAACGATAATATGGCATTCGCAAAAACTATTGCAAAAGGTATACACGGCAATATTCAACACATGGAAGAAGAACGTGCACGTATTTTATCTATCTTAAAAGTTAAGATTCGTAAAAATCAAGTTGCTGCTTATGAAGAGGTGGGCTCATGTGTAGCAAGATACGTGAATCAGCTTAAAAGGATTGATGAAGCCATTAGTTATTTGAATGCCAATTACGCTTAATTTCCTCCATAGACGAAACAGAAATGGAGAGGGAATATAAAACTGAAAAGGTATGACCCCGCAAGAGCTGCAAACATTGTACGAAACCATCAAAGCGCGTCTTGAGCGGAATGAAGATGGAATGGTGCATTGGTTTGAAGATGAAGCAGGGCCGTGGAGAATAGTAAAGCCGAAAGTTGACGGGAAGATGGTGCGCTATTTTACGCCATCCTACCAAATTGGTTTAGATAAATACGGATTCATTAAAACTAAAAATAAATTAACCATGTCAAAAGGAGCAATAATGATAACCCTCGTGATAGCCGGTATCGGCATCGGTATCTTAGGTTGGGCGCAGGCGGAATCCGTACACGTTGCGGAGATAAAACCACTGTCTGAAGCCATCCGTGTAGCCAATATATGGATGTATGTAGGCATCGGTGGCGCTGTTATGGCCGGAATCGGTTTAGCCCTGTTGGCAGCAGGATGGGGGAGGGGCAAGTAATGGGAACGCCATCAATCATATACACCATAATCACCATCCTTCTTGCGCTCACGGATGCGATAAGGGTTAAGATAGCCATGGGTGAGGTTCCAAATATAAGCCATAAGGTAAGCTGGAAGCTTGGAATAGCAACGGGTGCCGGTGTTTTAATATGGTGGGAAATATTCGTACTTCCCGGTAATTGGTGGTCGCTCCTTGCAGCAGCAATTACGGCCCTTGGTTTTGTGGGCATCCGCTTTGCCCTCTATGATCCTTGCCTCAACATCTTCAGGCTTTGGACCGGCACCAACCCTACCGGGCGCATAGACTACGTATCCACTACTACAAGTAGTTACGTAGACCAGCATAGCGAGAAATTGCCATTTTGGGCGAAACGCGCAATGGGGGCTGTAGGTTGGTTAGTGATGTTTTTATTATACAAAGTAATTTTTAAGGTATGAGAAGTTTCATTATTGTTACAAGTGTAATGGCGGCGGGATTCATTTGGGGCGCATTACTTGAATTATTCATGAAAAAAATTATGAATAAATGAAGTTATTTATCCTCGTCATTTTACTCGTTATAGCTTCATGCAGTACACCTCGAACCTACGTGCCCGTACGCATCGAATGCCGCAACTCTTTCAACCAACAACAACTCGATTCTTTAAAAAGAATAGACGCAAGGATAGATTCGTTTTTGAACAGAGAAAATAAAAAGCAATGAATACACCGCAACAATACCAGCAGCTTTGGGATACGATGGAAGTTAAATCTTCTGTTCTTCCACGCTTGAATAAGATAATTGCCAAAATAAAATCAAACAAGGCCATCTATGAAAACGTCGTAGAGGATTGGAAAATGCCGTGGTATGTAGTAGCGGCCATCCACAATATGGAGAGTGATATGGACTTTACAAAACACCTACACAATGGGGACCCGTTAACAGCACGCACAGTGCATGTACCCGCAGGTCGCCCACTCGCAGGCAATCCACCGTTTACGTGGGAAGAAAGTGCCGAAGATGCCCTTAAACTTCGTGGTATGGATCATATCACAGATTGGAGTGTTCCTCATATGCTTTTAGTGGTGGAAGGATACAATGGCTACGGGTATAGCCGCCGTAATTTACCGAGTCCGTATTTGTGGAGTGGTTCACAGATTTATACAAAGGGGAAATATGTGGCCGACGGAAAATTTGACCCCAATGCTGTTAGTAGCCAAATAGGCGCGGCATTGATAATTAAGCAACTTTTTTCATAATAATACGCAGGTTAAGGTTCGATTAGAAACACCTGAACTGGTGGGGAACACAGCACACCGCCGTTCAGATTCCCGGGAGTGACCGATACTTGCTACCGGGAGCGCAATCGGTGTATTGGCTGAATAAGTACACCACTAAAGCCCTTCTTTTCTAAGAGGGACTTTTTAAACTCTTTGGTCTTCAGAGAGACCTTTACCATAACGGAGGCTTGTTTCTACTTGCTTCCCATTTTAAACTTTTTCAGGGTTTATTGGATTTTGGTTTTTGGGGTATGCCGCCTGCTTCGGTGGGCGGCTTTTAAGGGTGATTAGCTCGAGGGGAGTATTCCCATAGGTCAGAGCGGACCCAGTGGTTATTTTTAACCATGTAACAGGTACGGACGCCGGTTCGAATCCGGTATCATCCACACAGCGGTCTATCCAATCCCAGTGAGTGAACGCCGTGAGTTAGGCGTGAGAGCCAAGGGCGTGACAAGCCCCTAAGTTCAATATAATGAAGACACAAAATTGGATGTCTGGCAGCCGGAAAGACGGCAATATCAGCCCTTACGATAGTGGATCGTTTGAGAAACGACAATAGGGGCTGATTTTTTAAAACACAAAACACTCATTATATGATACGCGAAGAACTCTATCACAAAACAGTTGGTATTCTAGTAGATGCTTATTTTAAGGATACGCTTGTACACGGAAATTGCAAAGCCTGTGCAGTAGGTAATATCGTGGCAGCCAATCGCGGGATCGGGCTCTACTCTAATGGGAAGGGGAATATAGAATGGGAGAGGGAGGTGTGTACGATAGGCGTAGGGTGGGCGTCTGTTTTTTCAACGGACCCTGTTTTTGGGGGCCAGTCTCTACGGCCAGATAATTATGATACCCCTACAGCAAAGGAGCAAATAGACGCTACTGGCTATCAATGGCAAGAACTTGCAAAGATTGAGTATGCATTTGAGTCGGCCCCGAAGGCCACCAGCGACGAAGACTGGATGTTCAACGGCTTGATGGCAGTCATAGAAGTACTGGACCAAATCCACGAAAATACTGATCCCGTCGTCCAACAACAAAGCAAAGCCCGTTTTCTCAAAACTGCCTGACATGACCCTCTCCACCCTCCTTCCCAACCTTCCATGGCTCACCAATCTGGCAGCCAGGTTCACCGCTAACACGGCAGAAGCTGAAGACTGCGCTATGGTGGCTATAGAGCGCATAGCGCCCCGATTGGAAGAGTTCCGCACTGAGCCCCAAGCCCGCGCATTCCTCGCTAAAACAGCCCGTAATGCAGCCATGGATGCCCATAAGGCCACTGAGCGCCGGCAAAGGAAAGAAGCGCTGGCTACGATGCCACAAGAAGACGCAGAAGCCCATATACGGCTTCAAATGGTCATAGCCTATGGAATACCTCAATTAACGCCAGAACGGCAGAAAATCGCCACGCTGTGGGCCGAAGGAGCGGAAACCAGGGAGATCGCCGGAAAGTTGGGCATAAGCGAAAAGACGGTAAGGAATCAAAAATGTTTGATTATTCGGGATTTGAAAAGGTGGGTGAAACGGTGTAAATTAGTATAAAATGAGCTATACCCTAACAAATGAATGGGTCAAATTTGACGGCGATTACATCAAAAAGATGCATGATGTAAAATTATTCGACGGAACTGTTATCGAGAAATGCTGGCCAAATGCGGGTGTTTTTGTAGTATGTGATAAGAACGATGCGCCTGAAATTGAATTAAAAAACGTTGAATTTGTAAGAAGAAATGAGGCGTTTTATAAAGAATGTTAATAGCAACAAAGCCCCAAAGCATAACGCCAGGGGCTTTTCTCTTTTTATAGCTAAGAGGTAGGATAAAAACGGGCGGTTTTTCATTTCAATGTGCCTAATTCGGCCGAATAAGCTAAATACTTTTCAACCTTTATTTTTTTAACCCCAGCGGAAACGGCATCGAATATTTTGGGGACACTTTCTTCTGCGTATAAAAGCTCCATTATGGCGACAATATCGTTAAACTCGTAAACAATCCTTTCTGCGTTAGTCAAGTCTTGTTCCGGCTGTATTTCCTGTAAGCCGAACCGTAAAGCTTTTGTGGCCCTTTGAGCTGTTTCGTTACACTCCTCTATGAGAATAGTTAACAAATGTTCTTCGCGGGTCATGGTTTCTTAGTTTTTACCGTATCCGCCACCATAGCAGCAGTTACTTGTTTTTGAATGTCGTCAACATGGGAGTCGCATACGCTGTCAATAAAATACCGGGCTTCAGGTGGCAGGCAACTGTATCTTGATATGCGCTGTATCTGTAACAGCCCACTTTGTTTACCGCCCCATTCGTTGCGGGTATGGTTGACGGGGTAGGTTTTTTCTTTTTGCTGGAATACAGCGCCGGCGGCTACGCTACACACAGCCAACGCGAGAATGATGTTAAAGGTTGTTTTTGTCATTGTTGGGTTGGTTTATTAATAAAAGGCATTCTTCAATACACGCATTAAGCACTTCCTTGCGCTTATTTATTCCTTCTTCGTCTTCATCCCACCACATAGTGCTGTCCTGAAATGGTAATTTTTCCGGTCTGTGGCGCGCAAATTCAGGGAAATAATTCAATATTTCATGTGGTGGGTATATTTCCCGAGAATGACAGAACTCAAGGAGATGAATGCAGACCCAAGGACGCGAGTAATCGTTAGTATGGTCTATACAATAGCGATAAGCGGCTATTCTTTGTTCCGGTGTTAATTGTTCCATTAGTTTAAATTTACATTTTCTGTAATTACAAGCCCATTATTATACAATACCCAATCAAAGATAGCAATGAAAGTCTCGTATTCCAAGCGAAATGGGTCGCCTACAAAATCTGAGACAGGAGATAAGCCACCATGTAAATCATCGAGTGTCATGGTTATTGATTTAAGTGTAGAGTTGGGGCATAGGCGGTGGTTTGAATGAAGGGCACCGGTTAATCGTTGCCGATAATGTCGTTGGTCTGTTTTACCGCGCCTTGCGTAATTAGCCACCGTTTAAGAAGGATCATTTTCCCCTTAAGTATTGCTATTTCGTCTTTACGGGCATCCGCTTTTTGCTTTTTAATGCGCGATTCTTTTTCTTTCTTTTGCTGCATTTCAATGTAGGCCGGGGATTGACGGTCTAATTTATCTCCCAACAAGCCGTCAAATAAAACGCCCATCACTTCTCCCATTGCGCCTTTTTCAGGAAGGGTATCCAAGCCTTCGACGAGCAAATCAAAATCGGATTCAGTTAATTCTAAATCTTTAATTTCCATTGTATTTTGTTTTAATTGTTAACTAACGGGCCTCGTAGCCGATGTAGCCTTTCCTCATAGAACATCCACGGCGTTCACTGCTGCACGAGCTGGCAAACCACAACAGCCCAAGGATAATAACTATCCATACTAAGTTGTCTTTTGTACGCTTACGATGGTAAGCAAATGAAGAGGTGTCTTTTTGCATTTTGTTTATGTTTTAGAGTTAGGGAAATTGGTGTTCATATATTCCTTATGCAGTTTTTTAACTGTTTCAATTGATACTGCTTTTTCTCCAAGATGGTGGTTTATTCCATTGCAGGCGGCATAAAAGGCGTTTTCGATTTGGGAGGGGGTGAATGTCTGCGGGGGTGTTCCGCTTTCGTCCAGAAATTCAATTCCTGTGTATCCCTTTTCAATCAACATAAGGACCATACGGCGACTGCCAATACACTTGTTTATTTCATCCTTATAGGGATAACGGATTACTACGTCAGTCATGTCTTCGGACGGCAATACGTCTTCACTCGCCTTTACCCATACCGGGCCTGCTGGTTGGGGTGCTGCCGTCTTTTGTACAGTTGCTCCGCATTCGCAGGCATTGTGTTTTTGTATATCCCATGGTTTTCCGCAGGAAGGACACAGAAATCGGTGGGGCGATCCGAAAGGATTGAATAGCTTGTAGAGTTCGGCGGTTGTTTTTATATAAAGTTTTTCATATGTCTTTTTAGGAATAGATGTACCTTCTTCAAATGTATAATGCCACTTTTGGGTAGAATGGTCAAAATAGAACCATCTATTTTCATAAAGCCATTCCGCAAACGCCACAGCATCGATAGACGTGTGGGCCTCGTGGGCTTCCCAACCGGCAGCATAAGCTTCCAGAAGATCACCACATCGTTGCGTATCAACTCTACCACGCATAAATCTGTTAACCCAATTTTCGGCTAGTTGTTCCTTCGTCATGTTGGCTAATTTTAAATTGATTGATACTTTCCGTCTTTTTTCTGGTAAATAATTGAAGATAAGCCTGCTTCGATAGCAGACAGTTGCAAGAGGCGTGCTCTTTTAATGGTTGCACAGTACTTCCATCTTTCTTTTCCCCGGTACAAAACATTAACCCGGTACTTGTTTTTCTTATCCATTAGTTAAAGTATTTAGTTAATGTATCTCTCCCTTCTTTATTCAACTCCACAAACTGTCCCCTCACCAGCGAATCCACCGCCCGATAAGGGATTACTTCACCTTCGCCGTTATAGAAGGTGTACTTTGGGCCAGTGATGGCTCCAAGGGCATAGGAGGCTACCGAAAAGGCAGCAAGTAGCAGGAGGCCCAAGGCTAACAGGTTTTTGTTTTTAGGGGTTAAGTGAGTCATAATTTCTTTTTAGTATTATTGTTAATATCTTTCAGTTGTTCGTAGATGCCCATAAGAACTATCCCTATAAGAGACAAAAGAAAGCATTGAAAGGCTTGCATCACTTATCTGTTTTAAGGTTAATAAAGTATTCCCCCGGTGAATCGTTAACAAGGGTATATATCCAGCAGTGGGGCTCTTTCGCTGGTTGCACACTGGCTATCTCTTCTACCGGAAACCCTTCTTTAAGAGCTATAGCATGGAGGGCTGAAAGGGCGTTGGTGGGTGAATCTGCTGGAAATTCAACAGTATAGGATGAGTTGGCTGGCGCACGCTTATATTTATCCCGTAAGTCAGACCAATAGGCCGTTCCCTCTGTAGAATCTATCCACCGAAAAGATGCTTCTATGGCATTTCTCATACAGGGGTGAGGGCCACCGTGGTCGCCGGGCCGCTGAATATCCATATTCGCCAACGCCTGCCCTCTATAGGGCTCCGGTAAGTCTTCCAGCCATTCGCGGATCGTTTTCATTTCTATGTGTATTTAAAGTTTTATAGTTGCCATTTCCTCCCCTCCTATTTCTTCCACATCAATTTCAAACGCGGTGTTAGTGATATTATTGCGCAGGGCTATTATTAGGTGGGTGGGGCCAAGGGCATCGGTGCAATCAATCAGCGCGCCCGCTTCAACACGAACCATCATTCCAACACGTAGAAGGCGGGTTACGCCCAATGCCGTCCTTACCGCCCCATCTAATATTATCCATTGCGTATCCTCCATCTTATCGGTAAGCGCGTCAAGATTGGCGATGGCGTTAAAGACGTCTGTGGTGGTAGGGGTCATGATTAGTCCTCTTTAAAGGTGTATTGTTGAATTAAATTTGCAATGGTTCTCATATCGGTATCTACACGCTCAAAATCGGCCGTGCGGGAATTCAATTGCTCTTTTAAGGTTTCGATTATGGGAGCGTAAAATCTCTCAGCCCTCCCGAGACCTACCGAAGCACCAATCATAAAACTCTCCTTGTCGGCAGCTTCGCTGTAACCTACAGTGGTTTTCACTGAATCTTTTATGTGTTGTGGTATTTCCATATTATTAATTAGAACATTTCTGAATAATTTCCCTAAGCGCTACCATGCAGTCATCATTCGGGTCAGTACCGCCACCGGCAAAAGTATCATATACATATTGAGCACGCGACTGAATGGCTGACAGTTTTTTAGAGATAGTTTTTTTCGCTGCATTGAACCCATCGACATAGGATTCATCCAAAACAATATCTTCAATAGACTGAGTTTTCATTTTTAGTTCACTTTATAGAGGTTAAGAGATTTCTTTGTGGGCTGTCACGATTGAACGTCACGACGAATAAACCCGCAGCCCAAACCGCTCTTATTGGGCTACAATAGCTTCCTCAATAGCTGCGTTCTTCTCAACAGGTGGGAGCAGATTCATTGAGTTTAATAACTTGTCGGCCAAACCCGAAGCGGAGCCAACTAACTTACTCGCCAACAAATCGAGATAAGACTGCGTTTCTTCCTGCGACAAATTAAATGTGAACGCCTCGTTGTCTCCATTCTCAAAGGCTATTTTGCCCGTGTACTTACCTTTGAATTCGCCATATGTTTGATAGCGAATATCAAGAGACTGCAATTTGTAACCGTTTTTGTTTGTCATGGTAGTTTATTTTTTTGGTGCAATTGGTTAAAAGAGAGGGGTTAGGCTTCCCGATGAGTGATTTCCATTTTATCCAGGTCGACGGTATAGATATACTCCAAATCGCCGTGCCGTTCTACGCTTACCGTAGGCTCAAATGCGCCTACTTTCCAATCTGCGGGCGCGGGGATATCTTCTATCTTTACATTGGAGCCGTATTTAGCGGTATTTACGGGAGCCGGCGGCAATGTGGCGTATTCCATGGCCCCAATAACTATAAGCCAGCCAGCCGACTGCTGCACGTTATTGCATATCTTCCCCTCTTTTACCCAAGAGAGAAACTTTTCTAACGCGGGCAACGTTCCTTCCGGATAGCCGTCTGAATGGCGGTAGAAATGAATTTGATCGTACTTGTCTTTGATAATGATTCCTGCGCGTGTGCTCATAACAAATTTTATTTTACAGTTTAAAAAAGGGGTTAAGTAATGGTTAGGCTATTGGCCGTAAGGATAGGAGACGACATCCCTGTCAGCCTGAGCTTCCGGAGAATACACAATGCGCGGCTGCGGCTTCTTCATTTCTTCTTTATGCCATGCTTGGTAGGCGGCGTCCAACTCCGCATCCGTAGGCTGATAGCAAGCCCTTTCAATGCATTTAGGGCATCTTATTGCGATGTTTATGCGTTCAGCCTCAGTATGGACTGTAGTAATATGGCCTCGTAGGCATTCGTATGTTGCAGTGTTATTTTTCATACTCTTTCGATGTTTGTTTCCCCGTTCAGCGCCCAGCGGGTGGTTGGTTAAACATCTTTTGCCGCCAATGCCCCGCAGCTTGTGACTGCGAGGCTGACGTATGGGTGAACCGTCCGTGGTTAGTTTTTAGAGACCGTCCAATAGGGGACTTCTTCACTAGGTATTATTTTGCATAATCTTTTATATTCCCGCTCTCCGCTTTTTTTATCCATTTCATGCCAGCCTGTATCAGGCCAATAAACAAAAACCGCGTCTATTGCTGAAATATGACAAAATAGATGGGTGCATCCGGTTACAGTAAAATATAAAAACGGGGAAATGTGTTTTGAAGGAACCCGCGTAAATGGGTTTATGCGCCTGGATTTAATTTTCTTTATAGTATCTTCTTTAATAGCGTTGTCGCCGTGGTATCCCAACACTACAAACTGGTTGTAAATACGGGTTTTACTTAGTGGAATATTTTCGTAAACAGTTACATCCACCACGCCCGTAAGAGTACCATCTTTTTCTGTTGCAATGTATCTTTGCATAGTAGAAGCGCTATTCCGGCCGCCGCCGTTGGTTTAGTTAAGATAGATAATAAAGTTTATGCTCAACGAAGAGCTATAAGCGTCCATCCATGCGTCTGTGGTGTGTGGGATATTCATACTACTTAGTTTTTATTAGTGATTAAGGGGGGGGGGGGTAGTTAATGAGGTGCGGAAACTTCATAATCATAGAGACTAAAGGGAACATCCTTTCCGGTTTCAAACACCTTTAAATCGAATAGTGGCATTTTATCCATAGACTCATCGTATCCGGGATGTTGTTTAACCGATGTAGCAATATGGGTTATTTCCAGTAATAATCCCCGGTATGCGTCATAACAATCATTGTCATTATCTTTCGTAATCATTACTATTTGGCCGACTTTTTTCATAAACCTATTTTTTAAACGAGTGAATTAAATAACCGATTGACAAGACGAAGATACACCAGTACCACTATAGTACCAAATCTATTTTTGCAACGTGGTTGCAAATGCTACAGCCCCATCACAAACGCCAATTGGTCGTTATAAGCAGGAAACAGCTCACAGGCAAACGCCTCGCATCGCTCGTGTTGCCGCGCGTCCTGTGGCGCCAGGAGGATAAAGCCCTGCGAGCCGGCAATGTCGCTAACCAGGGAGCGCGTGTCGTCTTTGTCCAGTCCTTCAGCTATCTCGCCGATCTGCCACCACCCCGCCTCCCGGCGCACGACCTCCATGGCATACTCCAGCTCGTCCTGCTTTTCAATACGCTCCTCAAATGCCCGTTGTTGTCGCCGTAGTCCATCAACAAAGGCCTCCCATTCCGTCAGCAATTCGCGAGGCACAGCGGCTGCGAAGTTGTCACACAGCGTTTCGACGCGATCAGTATGTGCAAGATAAGCGTCTTGCAATGTGTCCGTAGGGGACACGCGCTTTGTTTTCTTTTTCATATTAAGCGGTTTTAAAAGGCGAGTTAACAAACTGAGATACCGCAAGCCGCTGGTAAATAACCGTTGTTTTAAACCTTTCCGGGATATTGCGCCATATGGCCAATTTATCCCGGTGTATATCGGCAATGAAAAACCGTACAGCTTTGCTAATCCATGTTGATTGCGTGCCGTAATTAGCGGAGGGCGCCTTTTCTACCTCATTTGCATACCTTGTAAGGTAATCGGCGGTCACGGAAGATAAAAGCTGCTCTATCTCTACCATGTTGGCGGCTTTCTGACAATGGGTAATTTTTTCTTGGAGAGTCATATCTGAATGCTTTAGAATTCAAATATAGTACTATCATAGTACCAATCCAACTATTTGTTTGCATCATGGTTGCAATTTCATCTCGCGGCGCTGTCCGCCGTTTTCACCCACTGCGCCAATACTGCCGCCGCAAGGCTGTTTAAAGACCGGCCACCATCGGCCGCTGCTGCTGCCACCAGGCGCTCATGTAGTTCAGGGGTAATGCGCAGGTTGAAGCGGCCACTATATGTCACCGCACCCCGCGCCTGCGTTTTCACCCGTTGCCCTTTGCTTCCATTTGTCTTCGCCATAATATTTATTTTAGTACTAAGGTAGGGTATTGGTAGTTTGTATCCAAATAATTGTTTATCTTTAGCGGAAAATAGCATGTGGATAATCCCTTCAAATCACCCGTTATACTCAGCTTTTGTCCCGGAATTCTTGGCCTCGAAAGAGGACTGGAACGAGTTATCGGCAGCTTCACCGTTGCCGCTTACTGTGAAATCGAAACCTTTATCTGTGCAAACCTGGTTGCAGGGATGGAATCGGGTATACTGGCGCCAGCACCTATCTGGACGGATGTTAAAACATTCCCAGCACAATATTTTCACGGAAAAATACACGGCATCATTGGCGGATATCCATGTCAGCCATTTAGTAACGCCGGCCAGCGAAGAGGAACAGACGACCCCCGGCACCTTTGGCCTTATATCGCAAGTCATATCGGCGCAATTCAGCCGGACTGGTGCTTCTTCGAAAACGTTGCCAGCCATCTCACCCTCGGATACGAGCAGGTTAAAGGAGAATTGGAAGGAATGGGCTATACAGTTAAGGAAGGAATATACTCAGCGGCTGAAGTTGGCGCGCCCCATAGAAGAGAAAGATTATTTATCCTTGCAGTGGCCAACGCCCGACACCTTCGACAAAGGAGATGCGAACATCAATCAAAAAAGCAACAGGAAAAACGGCCCGAAGAACTATTTACAAGCGTTAAACTGGCCAACACCAAGGGCGTCACCGAACGAGAACCGATCAACAAAAAGAACGCCAAGCCAGATAGCCGGCAAACATGGGGAATATTTGGCAACAGCAATTGGCCTGCACGACCAGGAGAATTGCAATTCGACTGGGAAGAGCCACGAACGATTAAACCCAGCATGGGTGGCGCAATTAATGGGTACAACTATAGAGAGGATTTTCTTCGTGCACTCGGCAACAGCGTGGTCGAGCAAACCGCAGAAATAGCGTTTCGCTCACTGCTCCGCGCGCACTTCCCGTTTATCCAACCCACAACGTTAAAATGATGTTAAAATGGCCGTATTGCGGCTGACAAATACCATGTGGGATCAACAAACAATCAATGAGCATTTATCTATCCTACGGGATAAACGCGCTTCCATTCAGGCCACACTCGCCATACATCCAAACGATAGCGAGCGCTGGGATGCCTTGCGCATATTAGAGGTGCGCATTATTCAAACGTGCCTTATACTACAAGTGGAAAGCGGGTTATTCCCGGAGGCGCGGCCGATTATTCAACCAAACACTTAAATAATATGGAATGGATAAACGTTAAAGATCGACCCCTCATTACAATGGACGAACACAATAGATGGGAGTGTACCAATGATGGAAATAAACCGTTTGTTGCGGCAGTCCCATATAGTAAAGTGGATAAACCCGGAATATTTTGGTGGATTCGCCTATGCTGTATTGAAGATGAAACAGGCTTATGTGTTATGGGCGACGATGATAATACGCCGGCCGGCTGGCGAATTGAGGATGTAACCCGCTACTTTCATTTACCAGAAAATCCCAGCTTATAGCCATGCCAGAAATGATCCCAAATCCAGCACCAAGACACATGCCCACAAAGCGCATGATAAAGGCTAATTGGGAGCCTTATTTGCTCCTTCTGGAAAAGTTTGATTCGCCGGAGGAGCTATGGGAGGACGATTATTGCTTTGCTTGCGGATTGAAGCCCTATGCAACATCCAAAACTGAACGTGCCCATATAATACCGCGCGTCTATGGCGGCGATGATACGGTAGATAACCTGCATTTATTATGTAAGAAATGCCATCGCTACAGCGAGTTCTTTTGTGAGAGGATGAAGGATAAATCAGTCCAGGAGGTGAGACAATACTATTTTCAATGGTTAGAAGCCATGAGTCCTTGGCATGGTATGGCCCTGCATTCACCTATAGAGACGATGAACTATTTTGGAATAACCCCGGCGCAGGTAATAGACTTTAGGCGAAAGCACGGCCCGGATTATTTACCGGATTGGTCGCAACCGTCCTGAAGCAGCTTCTCCGCGAGTACATTCAGCTCTTTCACCGCCTTCCTCCCCTTTGCCGTTATTGCCCATTGGCGCCAGCCATTGGGCCTTTTTGTTTCCAGGATAACAGCGTGGACAACCATGCGGTCCAAGGCATCATAAAAATTAGCGTTGCTAAGGGTGCGGGGGCGACCATCTCCCACCAGATTAAACACACCACTAAAAGAGAGGGCATTCCCAGCCTCGTAGAGACCAATTAATATTTCCCAGTCCAGAGGACGCAATCGCGGAGATAGGCGCCTAATTGCCAGCCGAACGGCTCTATATGCATCTATATGAGGGAGATTGGTCCTTTTAATTGTATTAACCGCTGAATCTAGTAGGCATTGCAAAGTATTATTGCTTTAATAGAAGTGCTTGCAGGTGCGCGGGCATAAAAAATCCCACTAGGGTGGGGGAGGGGTGAATTAATACCCTATTTAGGGCGTATTTAACATAATGAAATTTATATTACCGATTTTGCTGCGAGTTTTACCGCTTTTCAATCCCGTGCCCAGGCCAACTATCACTTTTCCTCCTCACTTCTCTCTCTTCCCGCCCTAACATTGCCCGATTTCGATTTGTAATTTGAAAAATGGACCCCACCGGCAAGCCTTTTTCGCGTTTCCCCTTCGCGATCGACCCCCGGCGGAGAATGTAGTCATCCCAGATCGATAACCACATGAGCAAATTTTCCAAAGAACAGACCCAAAGGTAAGGGGAAGGCGGGGAGATGGCCAAAAATTATTTTTGTGGAGGGTTATTAAAGGCGCCAGGATAGATACGCATGCCTTTGGCTAATTTGTTACAATGATTTGTCACATCGGGCCGGGTCTGCTTAAAATAGCCCATGTTTTATCTGGCAAATCGCCGTAACAAACGTCAAAATAGCTTTGTTACAGGACATTTTATTGATATTCACTAAGTTATAAGGTTTGTTATTTACCCTCGTAACAAGCATTTGTTACATTGTTACAACTTGTTACAAATCAAAAAACGCCTAAAACTAGCATTTTTTTATTGATAGTCAATTATTTAAGTCGTTTGTTACACTTGTTACACTTTTTCCTGATGGGTCCGTGCCGGCGCATCTTGTGACAAATTCTATATATAAAAAAGAGATATTTTATGTCTCTATATAATTGTAACAAGTGTAACAAGTTGTGTAACTATATGTAAATCAATTAAATATTGCTATATGTTTGTTATTTTGCTTGTAACAAACATTGTAACATTGTAACAAACTATGGCTAAATAGACCCGTATTAGGGTATTCTGGACAGTAAAATAGCGTATTATGGGGTGATCTGAGCTGTAGTGAGCCCGGTAGAAGTGGCTGTAACAAACGTAACGAGTGTAACAAAACCGTGTAACAAATCTCCCAGGTATTAATACATGCGCTCATATTTACCCCTGGAAACCTGGGTAAATAACACCCGGATGTTCCGGTTAATAAAGGCGCGAACGGTAACGGACTTAATTTGGTAACAAGCGCCGATTTCAACAGCGGTCGCCGTGGTGAAGTTATTGGGGAGTTTATTGTATAGCGTGCTGTAAGGGGGCTGAAGTTTATCCACCGGGCTCTGGGGTGTTAGGACGCGCATGGCTTTATTCATATTACCAAGGAAGTACTCGGTCAGCCGTATGGCTCGTTCCATATTTTCCGGCGAGACAAGGGTAGAGCGGTAGCGCCCTTCATGGGCGGCCTGTAATAAAAGAGCGAAACGCAGGCAGTAGTCCTGATATTTTGATATAATGCCCTTGGTATCATCGTCTTGCGCTACGTTGTAGTATTTGTTTTTATGGTTAAACCACCTGGCGTATAAGTCGTCGGCCTCGGTAGAGAGTTCGTAGGCGGTTCTTTCGGTCCGCATTTTCATCAGGTTGAAGAACAGTTCGTTGTAGCTTTCTTTGATTATCAGGGGGATTACAAAGGGAGCCCAGTCTTTTTTTGGCTGTACCTCCGGATAGACAAACAGGAACCGGTGAAAGAAGCCGGCCTCCTTATTCTGGTTGGAGCTCATGATATCCAGCACCCCCGGTTGAATGCCGCCGACAATGCTGCAAAACGGTTCTTCGATGCGCTTGGTGCCGGAGCCCACCCGCTGCATGGTTGAGGGGGAGGCCGACCAGAATTCCAGCCATTTTTGCATTTCATCGGTTTTGTCGCCGTATTTGTTCATGCGCCGGATGAATCCGCTGAGTTCATCGGCCAGCACGCAGCAGCCGTTCTGGTTGTTAAATAGGGTATCGAAGGTCTTCTCGATAGTGGAGTCCTTGATAAGTATCTGCTTGTAAATAGGAAGGGCGGGTTCTTTTTTATCCTCGCCTTTTTTCTGGTTGCGGTAAGTGCTCATTTGCTCGCGGTACTCCTTATCTTCCATGATGTACTGGGCGTAGTTATGGGCGTCCTGCTTTTCAATTCGGGCGAAGATGGTTTTCAGAGCAGGGGACTTGCTGGCGCCCGGCGGCGCTACAATGGCCATATATAGAACAGGTTTAATAAAATAGCCATCGGAAGCTTCGAGTGTTACACTGTTGCCGATGGCCGCCGACATGGCAACCAGCGCTGCGGCGCCCATGTATTCGTTCTGGATTGGATTTATACGAATGTAGTGTTGCAGCGCTTCGGGCAGCACGTCGTAGGGAAATTTTAACCTGTCCGGCGGGATAAGGGACTGCTCGGAGGCGGGTGCCGGTTCGGTAATCTCGATGCCGGCGCTTTCAGCGATAGCTTTTAATTCAGCAATGGCGTTCGGCCAGGATGCCTTGTTTTTGTAATAGAGGATCATCGAGGGACTCAGGCGCCACCGGTCATCATCGGCGTGCAGCCGGTTCTGGAAGTTTGGGAAGTCGCTCATGCTGCCGGAGAAGATGAGTAGTATCTTGCTCTTGAAGTAAGCCTTGGCTGAATAAGCCGCACTGGACCCGATGCGTAGGTAGGCGGTGTATTTTTTCCGGGCGAATTTCAGGTCATTGGCCAGTGAGTGTAGCCCGATGCTGTTGATGATGCCATGGAATGCATCGTCCGTGCATTTTGTGTCGAACTGAATAAGCGTACTCTCGTATTGCGTAGGGTAGTCAATGGGCTTGCTATTGTTTTCCCATACGGCTTCTTCGTCTTCGTTGAAATAAGTAGCACAGGAAATGAGTAGTTCGTATTCGTCATCGGTCAGCTCTTCGATATCAGCGAATTCATTGTGAATCAGGTTATAGTCCGGGGTCGGATAGCAGAACGACAAAAGGCCGCCGGTGTACACGCTGATGACTTCGCTGCCATGCGCCCGCGCCAAGGTCGTTTTCTGGGAGAGTTTTGGATACTTGATGTACATGTGATACCCGCCGTTTCGTGTAGTTTCTACGCAAACCTTGCGTAAGACCTCATCGTCGTTGGCGTCGATCATCTGGATAAACCGGGTGTACACGTCTTTGTTCGCGGTGTTCTTCAGGTCGAAATCGAGCATACCGAAAGGCGGGAAGAGCTTAATGGCTACTCCATTGGCAGTCTTCATGCCGCGCATCCACCGGTGCACATCTTCGAGCGACGGCACCCCCAGGCCGTCCTTTGTGTCGGTAACATGCTCCGGGTAAGAGGTAACTGTCTTGGTGGCTGCGTTGTAGGTCACCGGGATCGCCCGGAGTCCCTTGGAGTAGAATTCGTCAAAGGTTTGCGCGCTGAGCATCGTGTATTTGTTTATGGCAGGATGAGCAAAGGCTTACAAGGTCAAAGGCGGCTTCGTTACCCAACTGCTCATAAGTTTTATGATGGACTTCACTGGCCCGGACAAGTAGGCACGACTGGCAAATATGATTATCCCGCTGAAGAACGAGCTGCCGGAGCTGGCGCCATTTATCGGAGTTGATATGCGCTTCGTACCTCTTGCGCCAGATGTTATTTTGCTTCTCAAACGCCCACTCCCGGAAAGCGGTGCGCTCTTCGTTTTTTAATTTCCACCTATCCGGCAGATCTGTAACAATAGGGACCTGATTGATATCGGGCACCAGGGAGTGCTTCATGGCGCCAGCTTCCAAGGCTCCGCAGTTTTTGCAGGACTTGCGAAGTTGTAAGCGGCCACCGGCGATTTCTACGCGCACGTATTGCAGCTCATAGTTTTTGCAGCACTTAGTGCCATGGATGACCTCGTGCTCGAAACACTTCGGGCAGAAGATATACCACCCGTCATCCAGCTTGGAGTCTACGACTTGCGCAATAGTGAAGCACTTTCGGCATTGGTGAGGGCCAGCCTCGTCTGAAGTAAATTTTACCAGCATTAAAAAAGCGTTTTTTGAGCAGTGAAGGAATCGTACAGAGTGAAAAACTCACCCATATCATGTATGAATTCATAAAAGCCGCCTGCGCGGCGTTCTTTTTCTTGTTCCTTTAGCTGAGCGGGGGAAGGAGTGTCTTTGCCGACCTTGATCTCAATCATTAATGAACGACCTTCAATGGTGGAGGAGATGTCGGCGGTGCCCTTCCGGGTGGTGGACTTCATGAATTTCTTTACCTTCAGCACGGTGCCGGATTCGGGCTGCTTCTCAGTACCCTCGACGAGCCGGCCGGCGACATTGATGCGCGTAGCGCGGTAACCCATCCAGTTGATATATTTGGTAATTGCGTTGGTGAGCCCATTGGCTTTTGTAACATCGGGGTATTCCGGCGGGAAGTAGTGGCCGTCTTTGTAGGCGTTGGGGTATTCGCGCTTGAAATTATATTCATGCGCCTGTTGAAACCGGGTTTTCCAATCCATATCTGGGTTAATAAAAAAGCCCCCCGAGTGTGACGCTTCGAGAGGCTGCTTTGTTCCGTAAAGGAATTCACGCCGACTGCATGCGTCACCACATAGTCGGCGTTTCATTTCGCTAAGATAACCCGCCCGCGCGAAGCGGCCAAAAATAAAAAGCCGCGGGCGAGGGATGTAACCTGAAAGCATTATATATATTATGAAACGAAACTTTTGTCAAGCCTGTTCTTTCGCCCGCTATGGGGTGAAGACGCGAAGAAATATTCCGCATACGTGCAGCGGAAGGGGCATTGCGCCTAAGCCAAGGAATGAATACGTGCCCACTAAGGAGGAATTGGATATGTATCTGAAGCGATTGAAAGAGCTGATGAATGAAGAAAAGCCGTGACGAATGCGGCTTATTTGATTTGTTCTGTTGGAATACTGCTATTGCAATGTTCTTTCCAAACCCGTGAGGCTTCCTGCATTTGCTTGATTTGGTCCTCTAATTGATGCGGTGCTATGGGGTAAGCGCGGAAGTTAAATCGTCCATTGTTGTCCGTCCCTGGCTGCCACACTAAATGTGCCCAGCATGATGTATACTCCAATTTTTCGGCAAATACTTTTACCATCTCATCCCTGCTGTCGTCTGAGGGATTGTAAACTACGTCGATGTAGGGGGTATTTTCTGTGAAATCCCCTTTGATTGAAATTCTTGAATACATGATGTTTGATGTTTAATTGATGAATGAATGTTTACCGGCATTTCGTCACGGCTGAGGGAGGGAAGGTAGGAAATAGCAGCGGCATGGAAAAATAAACTTTTGCTTGCAAATATGAAAGCGTTTTTGTAGGTTTGTACTGCCAGCGATTTAACCCGCGCAAAAAACCGGAGATTGGCGAAAACGGTACAGAATCCGTGACAGGCCCCTTCCTTCGCAAGAAGGTTGGTATAGTAAAAGTTCGTGTATACTAACCGGTTTTTAAAATTAAAATTATGAAGACAGCTGAAGAAACAATAGCAGAACATTATACTTGCACCTGCGATGAAATTTACACCAGCCGTGACATGGTCGATCCTTCTTGCGTTTTGCATGAGCAAGGCGGCGAAATGAAATTGATAATGCACGAATACGCCAAAGAGGTCGCTCTCGCCTTTTATTATTCTGAAGAAAGCCTGACGCCCGAACAAATGAGCGCGAACTTTGACCGGTTCGCGGAAAGGGAGGGATTGGTATGAAGACGAAAGAAGAGATAATAGGCGTCCTCGATTGGCGGCCCATGGGCGAAAGTGCGATATATACTACGTCTCATATGGAGGATGCAATGGAAGAGTACGCCAAGGAGGTGGCTATTAACTTCAAAGCATGGGCAGATGCGAACGCAAGGTTAGAGGACTATAGAGAGCGGCGGACGTTAACAGACGGGGAACTATTTGATTTATATCAACAAGAAAATAAATTAGTATGAAGACGGTTGCCGAAATTATTTCCAGCAATCCCTTAAATCCAGTACGGGGCGGTCTTGTGAGACGCCGAATGGACAATAAGATTTTCCGGTTTTCACAAAACCCGATAGAGGTACGGATAGGGTTTGCTATGCTATTTGAAATGGGTGCGGCAGAGATACCCATATCCGACCTTGATTGTGTATTATGCGGAATAGACTTTGGCAGCAAGTTTATCATACCGCTCCCGGGTTTGTACGACATTAATCACGGCTTTGAAATTATCACCCAACCATGAACACCCTTCTTCTCATCCTCTCCCTCTTCCCCTACCACCAACTTTCATGGTCCGACTTCCATGGCCGGCCTAAAGGCCCACATGCGGCGATGACGCACTGCGAAATAGTGGTGCACAGCGTTGAAGTCGACAACCGAGTTACCGCCCAGTGGGGCGTCGCTTACTTTGACGGTGAAAAGAGCTGGACACGAACGGCTTCTTCGGCGGCGCTTGCCCATGAGCAGGGCCATCTGGATATTGCCCGGGTGTACGCGGCGCAGCTGCGGTTGGGCGTCAGTGCGGATAGTCTCATTGCTGTGTACCAAGCCGCGCAGGTGAGGTATGATGCGGAGACGAAGCATGGGGTGGACAGTGTGGCGCAAGAGGAATGGCGGCGCTGGTTAAAAACCGCACTGCCATGAAGCAGCCGAAACATATCGGCGGGTGGAAAGCTTTCTTTTTGATTGCCCCAATAGCCCTCGCGGCATTCCCGGTGCCGCTTGCTTTCCCGGTTGTGGTAGCCGGGCTGCTGAGTGTTCACATTGAGAACTGGCCGGTGGTTGTTGTATATTTCAGCTGGCTGATTGCCGCCTTGATTATCGTCTGGCGCATTGAGCGGCGCGGTGGAACGGTTGGGTAAAAGCTGTAACTTAGCAATATGCCAAATCCAAACATACTTTCCGGCCTGCAAAGCTTCATGAAAGATAGGTTGGGTGATGCCGCGCCAGTCATCGGTGAGGGTGCTGGCCCACTACTCAGCGGCACACAAGCTGCTGGCGGCGAGGCGCTCGCTGACACCGGCGACCCGACCTCCCCCGGCCCCAAACGCATCCCGCTTCCCGACTACAAAGACCCCGCTTCGCGTCTTGCATACGCAAAGGCTTACCGACAGCAATATGGTAATTACTTTGAAGGCCGGGGGGACATCCCGCTTCGGGTAAATGAGAAGCCTGCATGGGGAAGCGACACCGGCAAGGGGTTGGCGACACGCTACGGAAACCAGTATGGTATCGACCCGGCCCTGCTCTATGGCTCAGCCATGGAAGAAGGTATGTCCGGTGCCTACGCTAATAAAGAAGGGCGTATCAATACTACGGGCGATAAGAACTACCCCGTCAGCGGCCTGTGGTCATTTGGGCTGGATAGCTTTGACAACGACCGCTATGCACAGCTGGTAAAGAAGGGCCTCCTGCCCAAAGACTTTTCCAACAACTTCACAATATTCCAGGGTGAGGGCGGTCCGGCTGGCCCGGATGTTCGCCCGGAAACAGCCATGTTCAAAACGACCGACGCCGGCCTGCAAGCCAAGGCGGCCATGATGAAAGAGGCGTATGACGACATGGATGCCTATGCTAAACACCACGGGATCGCTCTGTCGCCGAAGGCGCGTGATTTTTTCACCCTGGCGACTTTTAATGGCGGCGAAGGTGTGGGGCACCAGATGTTGACGGACTATAACAATAATGGGCTGCTGAAGGATGACGCGTACCTGAAAGCGCGCCCCACCAGCGGGAAAGGGCTCAAGGAGGGCTCTTACAAAGGCGTCTACGACAACGTGCGCCGCCGGCTCGTTTATCAGCAAGCGCTGAAAGAGCAGGGATTGTTCGGAGAACAGGCGCCGGTTGGTGATGGGGCTGCACTGCCGGTTACTGGCAAATAAAAACCCCGACATTTAGCCGGGGCGAGCTCGCGTTGACTGGTGGTGTTAGGCGGTGGGTGTACTGGCCACGTCGGACTGCACGGCTTTCAGGCTGTCAATAACCGCCTGAAGCTGTTCCGGGGTAGCTGCGCTGCCGGCTGCGATTTGATCTTCCAATGCTTTAATAGCTGCTGCGATTGCCGCTTGGGTCGTGTCAACAGTTGCCTGTAAATCTGCAACGGCCTGTTGTACCTCTTCAATAGTTGCCATAGTTTTGTCGAGTTTTTGATGTATTTGTAATATTGATTCTACAAGTGGTATCAGCCCGTCGAGGTGAAGACGGAGGATGATGGGCTGCGGGCCGGAGCTGTAATGATAGGGCTGAGATCGAAACGCAGCCAGCATTTCATCCGGCGTCTTCGGTGCCGGTTGTTCAGCCGCACGCTCCATATGGCAATAGTTTTCACACGGAGGATGCCAGCACATAAGTTTTGAAACGGGACATTGTTTGCTCATAGTGGTGTAAGTTAGGGAAATTACTGAAATAATCGTGCCGGGCGTCAGTAGCCTATCCAAACCTCTTTCGGCTTGTGATTTATCTGATAACAAATTGCTTCGCAGATATCGCGATTGAACCATACAAGCGTTCCCGCCGGCAATCTCTCCATCCTTGTGCCAGCCGCATAGGCCAAGCTCACTTCAAAATTAACCCAGGCATAACGAATTTCATATACCCGGTCGAATTGGTTGACAACATGGCCGTCTACGGTGGTGTATTGGAGTATCTCAGTGACCATTGAAGTAATAAATTACCGTTGCGTGATTGAGACCTCCGAAATATCTTCCCAGCCGCTTCCATGTAATAGCGTGGTTGACGGCGACAAATCGTGTGAGTTCCTTCCGGGCCGATACAACAACGCCAGGGGCATGCTTGCGATACGATTTCTTCAGAGCACTCAGGTCAATCTGGTGTTTTTCGCAAACGGCCAGCGCGAGTGCATCCAGCTTTTCTTCTGTCAGCCATTCTACATTAGCAGCCGGCTTTCGCCAGTTTCGCTGATGACGCAATAAAATAGCCGTCAACTGTGCCTCCATTTCAGCGGTGACACGCTTGCGCCCGAAGTAGGCCGCGATCTCTTTTATCATGTCGGGTTTGCGGGTCATGCTACTCGGGGGTTGGTGACGGGTGGCGCAGAAGGCGAGACCGGCCACCCAAACCTTTCAATTTTCTCTGCCCACCAATTGTTGACAGCTGGCGAGGGCATGGGCTTCGGTAGCAGGGTGGCTTCTTTATTCGGCCGCGAGTAAATCAATATGTATCGCTTCGGGCATTCGGCTGCCAGCGCGTAGCCGAACTGTTGGTCCCAGTACTGCATATAGTCAATGAGTGGCTGGATGCGTTTTTCGCTGGTTATCTTTAAGTCGATGATGGCCCGTTTGCGCAGTTCGAAGTCGGGCCGGCCGCGAAATGGCATCGACCAACCGTTTGCGGTGAATAGGCATGTATAGCTAACTTGTTTTTTAAATACTGGTAGCAGGTCGCCAAATTGCTGGTGTAATTTGAAAGCAATGGCCTTGGCGGGCTGGTAGAGATGGGTATCCATCTTCGCGGTAGCGGGATCGCACCAGATAGCCTCAACGAGCTTTCCCGTCTCTATCTTATCAGTCATCATCATATCTTCCGCAAAACCTGACCGCTCACGTTTCAGGAATGAGAAGCTGTAGCCGGGGAGCTTCAGGTACTCGTCGAAGGGCATGCCGTCGTAGCGGTGTATGTTGGAGGCGGTGATCATTTTTTGTCCGCAGCTCGGGTATAGAAAGAGCGGCCCTTTATATGTTGGCTAAAATGGCTTCCAATGGAAGCGGCGCCTAACAATTGTTCATACTCGCTGGCTGTTACTTTATAAACATACATCTTCACCGGGTTGCTCTTGAAAGCAACGTGCATTTCTCCTGCTGCCGGGTCATAGCCGATGGCGTGGAGTTGGGATGATTTGACGGGAGTGAGGGTGGTCATTTGGTAAAAAGTTTATATTGGTCAGTAATGTACATAAGCATCCAGTTGTAGAAAGAGGCGATTTCGATAGCATCTTTTCTGTTCCAGTTTTCGCCCATTTGCTTTTCGGCCCACTCAATAGCGCGTGCCTTCCAATCTTTCACTGGCTCAATGCCCATTTCCTGCATTTTCTTCTCAGGATGGATAAAAAATTTAGAAGCATCCCAGTCGATGCCGCCGCCGGCCGCAATAACTTGTGTCACAGGCGTTCCGCCCATGCCGCCTTTATTATTCGGAATACACACAACAGAATCGGCCATACGAGGGCTGGATTCAAGGCGCTCGTCGATGATGGTTTTGAGTTCGCTTAGTTTCATAATTACAATTTATCAACCACCTTCCAGCCAATACCGGCCGGATTGAAGTTGTTGTCATCTGATTTTATTTTCGCCAGTGCGCGTTTGATAGTGAGCACGCCGAAGCTGTCCCATTTCGTTGTACGAGTGCAGTCTTTCACTTTGGCCGCATGTGCAACACAAGCTGACAACACCTTAATTGCGCTCTCGAAATCGTCCGGCATATCAACTTCATAGACTTGTTTCAAATCGCGTACGCCAGGGGTTGTCACGACCGTTGGAGTGGAAATAGCATCCAGCTTCGCTTCCACCACGCTCGCCTGCGCGTCTTCGGTAATGGCCGCTTTCGTTTCGGTCACCTGCGTACCGTGTTGGGTCAGGGCGGTCGCTTTATTGGCCCATGCAATTTCGTAGTCGCTGAATTTCTCTTTCAGGGCCAGCGCGAAGGCGTCGATGTAATACTGCGGGGGTTGCGGTATGAAAAACGCTCCCATTTCAGCCTCGATATCTTCGGCTCTCAAAAGTACCGGCGTCACATCTGGCTCGGGTATGGTACATGACGCTTCGGTGACACGGGCGCTGACTTTCGGTAAGTATGTTTCCAGCCCTTCCGGCGGCACATTGGCCAACGCATGGATGTAAGCATTGGAAATTAATTCAACATGGTTCTTCAGTAGCAGCGCATGTCGGGTGGCTGTGTAGGTTCTTATCAACTCCCGCAGGGCGATTCGTTCGGCGTTCTTACCGGCCGCTTGCTGTTGGGTGGTGCGGTCGGCAGCCTTCACGGCGACAATTGCGTTGGTGTTGGCGGTAATTGCAGTCTGCAATGCCTTCTCTGGTTCCATAAGCCGGCCGACGACAGTATCGAGCTTGGAAGTGATTTCTTTCCTTTTCTCTACCAGTCCATTCAATTTGAACTTCGCCGTTTTCAGCGCCTCTTCAGCAGCGGGAACATCGGCGATGACTGCGGGCGTCAACAGGGTGGCCGCTATTTGCTGTTGCTCAGCCTGCAACGCTAGTTCGCGGGCGCCGACTGCGAGACCCATTTTACCCCATGCATTGAATTTGGGGAGATCGGCAGGGGCGATGGCGGGCGCGACAGCGCCGGATGGGGGTAACGTGGCGGGTGTTTGGGTGTTACTCATAAGTCGTCTGCGTTTGGAATGTCAAGAGGGGTTTGCGGGGTGGTCAGCGTCGAGGAGACATCGGCGTATGGTGTAAACTCATCCTCTTGCGCATATTGGTCAACGCCCGGGTCAACTATAATATCCTTCGGCACATCATAAATACGCATAGCAGCTGTTTCATTTTGATTGGTGCCGAGCTTCTTCAATGAATGCCGGATACATTTTGCCCTGCTCATTTCAGAATCAATACCGCCGTTTTGGCTGGTATATAACGCATTCGCGTAGTTGAGTGTCTGCTCATTTGCATCGGCCTTACCGCGGCCCCTATCCTTATGGCTGGCTCGTCTCCAACGCAGGAAATCGCTCTCATCATACTGATATTTCTCCCACCTTGGTTGCGGATAGGACGGCCGCAGGATTTCCATCGAAACGCCGGTCACCTTGCCGGCAGCATCCTTGGTAACAACAGGGTTAGTGTAATCCAGAATCCGGCCGCACTGACGGTTAATACTCACGAGACCGTTGGCAGACGGCTGTATTTCAAGCACCTTCTTCCATTCGTTATTGACTTTGACATTCCGGGTCTTGACATAGACCAGCCCGGCTTGCGGGTCCATGGTCAGATTTTGCTTCATGACGGACTTAACGGCCATGACGACCGAAAAGGGTTCGCATTCAAGGATGGCAGGCGTATTATATGCCGCCTGCTCAAGGTATAATAACTCCTGCTGCGCAATGGTAGCGACATCCGTTCCGGGGCGCGCATTCAGCGCAATAATGGCTTGTAAGTTGGGAAGTTCCTGGCGGACGAGGGCCAATGGTGCCGCGTTCGGGGGATTGGTGGTTGACATGACGTGTTTGGTTGAGAGTGTGAAGATAATGTTGAATTGACAATTTATCAACAAAATGTTTGCAGCGTTGTTGCATTCTACAAAGGCGGTCTCTTCTTCAACTCCTTCGCCCGCTTCTGCATAGGCGTTAAATTGAAATCGTCTTCCAGTTCGGCGTCTACGGGTTCATCGGATAGTTGGCGGGAGGCGATGGCGCGGAGGTTCAGGCCGGGAGGTTGGGGCTCTGGAGCCTCATCGTCGATAGGTAGCCGGCCGAGGTCTTTTGAACCATCGTATTGTGAGTAGTAAAGACCATCCTTCATGCCGCCCTGTATTGGTTCGCCGGAGTCTGGAACGTCCTTCCATAGTTCGTTTCCGGTGACGCCTTCCGGAGTTTCTATTGTTTGGGTGCTGAGAGCCGCTGCGTTCCCCGGATGCGCATTCAGTCCGCCTATCACCTCCGCGAAACTGGCATTCGGCGGAACGTCTTCGGGCCTTATCTGGACAATGCCATTTGCGAGTGCTACCGAAATAGGACCGACAGCTGGCCATTGGCCGTGCTCATCGGCTGTGAATTTATCCAACTTCGGCCCATCAAACGCTTCCGGCCCCGGCGTTTTGTAATCAATGGTGGATGCCAGCCCGGCCAAATCGCCAAGGGTCTGGTTGGGCAGCTTCACGATATCCATGTGGAAATCCTTATGCTGCACAAATGTCACATCTTTAAGCTTATCCATCGGCACATCCACCACTTCCTTCTTCGCCTCCTCCGTCAAGTCTTTCAGCGGGTCCCCGGTCAGCATATCCGCTGCGTCCGCCTTCTCCACCACATACACAAAACCATCCAGGTACTTTGGTTTCTTACTATTCAAATGTGAGCGCAGCAGGGCCAGCGACAGTTTGTTCTCCTTCACTGCGATTTCTTCGCTTTCATATGTTGCGACGGTCTTGCCATCGCGGGATTGTTTGATGATCATGGTTGAGCGATTAAATGGTAGAGAATGTGCACCAGTCTTCGGCCAGTACGTCGGTTTGTGATGCCAGCCAAGGAACGACATTCCCTTGCGCCGTCTTCATAGCGATATATGCGCCATAGGGAGTGGTTTCCCCGAATTGCTTTTTAGCAACTTCTGTTACAGACGGATAGCTATTTGCCGGCACATGATATAGAAACATGTTTTTACCATTCCAGCCTTCGCGGTAAACAATCTTTCCATCTTTTAACAATTGTAATGCTTCTCCAAAGTTCATAGTGTTGTATTTTATGGAGCTTCCGCTCCGGTTAGTGAATCAAATTTAAGCTTCCTTCGTCCAATCCGGCAATCCCCCATAAACATCCTCCGGCTTCAAATTGACATTCAGGTCAACAAATTGTTTGCTGTTGGCCGAAAGGCCAGGGGATTGGATGGCCGCGAAAGGGTAGGGGACTAAGAAAAGACCACCCTTCTGCGCTGTGTCAATATGGGCGTTATCGGGAACGGACAGAAAGGCGTCATACCAAGCCGAGCGAATGATGTAGCAATGGAGGCCGATGATTTCAGTGTACAGATGCCCGGCTAATTCTTCCGGCACAAGTTCGTAGTAAGCTTGCCTTGAATTGCTATAATTCGCTCCGAGATAAATATCGGCTCCCTGGTCCCATTTTGATAACCAGTATTTCCAGCCATCTGGCGCGGCGAAGAAAACGTCGTCCTCGGCTATTGCCACACACTGCGCGTCAATGCTTTTCGCCCACCTCACAATCTGCTTATGGCTGGCATTGATAGACGCCACCGTATCGCCCGGCAGCATGACGGCATCCCAGAGGCGATAAGGCACGCGGCGAGAGAGCAGGTGGGCTTCGAGGGCTTCCCTGCGGCCGTTCCTTATATCGTTTATGACGTTGAGGATCATTGTTGCGCTTTAGCTGTTTGCCGCGATTTTACAAGTTCAATTGCCGCCGGCAGCCATTTGCCATCGAAGGATGCCAGATGTTGAATGTCATTGATGGAGAGGACGCCCATTCCTTTTAGTCTCTCCATCTCCGCATCGATGCGCCGCTGTTTCTCTGCCTCCCTGGCGTCGGTTGTCCATTTTTCTTTAAAGTTGTTTAGCTCAACTTGCATCGGCATTGGAGCAACCGCACAATCATGCGTCACAGCAAACTGAATACGGCTGTTAAGGAACTTTACAGCAAAGTCCAAAACGAGCGTGTCGGTCCATTCAAAATTATTCATGGTTGTTTGTTTTATAATTTTCCATTATAAACTTTTCAATATCGGGTATCCTGAACCATTTATTACTACCAACCCACGTCGCCTTACAGGATTGCGGAAAGAAATCCAGCGACTTACGATTAGCACCCGTCAGACGTAGCTGGTATTCGGCTATTGCTTCTACTTTAAAATCGTAGCCCGGGTCGGCTTCGTAGAGCAAAATAAGAGCTGTGTAGTCCTTTTGCTGTTGACGTTTTGCAGCCATATGGTCTTTATATTGTTGAAGGTCGATCATCCAACTTCATTTTCAGTCCCATAAACGACCAGCCAGCGTATCAGTAACTTAGCGTCCATATCTGGGTAAAATACCGCGTCACCAATGTCAGTGAAAGGCACTTCAAACCAAACATGCTTTTCGTCCACAAGGATAGTCCGATAATGCATGTGGCCCTTTTTTGCACCCATAAAGTGGGCCAGCGGATTCTGGCGATACAACTCCTTCTTTATTTCAGTATGTGTCATGGCTTTGGCTTTTGAGGTGGTATAATCCAATATCTCGTATTCCATGGTCGCCCTTCGTGATTCGTATGGTCCGGCTGCGCGAAAACATGAGCTTCATAAGGAGCCATAATCTCCTCAGCTTTCGGTGAAATCCATACGAAATCCTGACCGAAATTGTCCGCAATCAATACACCGCCGTTTTCAGCGAAATGATCCAGCGCCCATTGTAGCATTTCTGTTCTATAAAGACCGTCAATTGAAATAACATCATACAGCTTGCTGATTGGGAGTAAGTCGAAGTACGCTTTCATTCCTTCCGGAGTTCCGTCGGGGATGTCGCCGTTGTACAGTACAGCGCCGTTATACAATCCTTCAGCGTCGCAATACGCCTCTACATCTTTTGCCCATTGCAAACTTGACTCCACAGAATCCACCCAAAAACATTTGCTACGGAGCCACGCCGTCGAAGCGCCTGATCCTGTTTCCAGCCATGTAACGCCAGATAGGTTCCACGTTTTTAGGTAGTCCATGAAAGGGTGGGACCACCAGGGCTCGATAAGGCCGTTTTCGGAATCAATCCGCTGCCATTCATATAGCTGGTTTTTGTCTATCATTGCGTTTTCAATTGCAACATTATATCTTCATTTAACTTTATCACCCCATCTTCCAACTCCACCGCATTGCCGTTCTTCAGCAGTAGCTTCACCGCGCCTGCGGCGCTCACCGCGTCAGTCTTTAACATTTCTGCTATAGCCGAACGATTGGCGTAACCGCCTGCGCGTTGAAGAGCGATGGCGAGGTTGAGCTCGATGGTGGTGGTAAACCAGTTGTTCTTGGTTTTAATTTTGAGTTGGGGCATGGGTTGCCAAATCGCTGGTTACGAAGATGAAAAAGGAATAGCCGCCGTAGCTAAGATGGTCGTATTTTACGCCATTTATTTCCAGCAATGGAAGCTGGACGCCGCCGAGCATTGGAGACATCATCTCATCCAGAGTCGCCTTTGTTTGCGCATCAATAGCCAGAATGATTTCTTTCGGCAAGTTTAATGCTTCGGCATTGTTGATTAGCGGGTCAAGGAAGTCTTTAAAAAGGTTCATAATGTATTGTTTTATTGGTTAGTCATCAACTCCATGTACTGTTCACGATACCTCTCCCACCATCCAAAATCCTCGTTCGGCCAGTAGTACTTCAACACGGTCATGAGTATTTCATGGTTGGCGTCAGTCCACAATGGGCGCGGGAGGTGGAAATCAATGATGTCGGGTGAAAGGCGGTCGAGCAAAAATTGATCGTCCCTGTCCAAGCGATGGTTCGCGAATTGCGTTCCTGGGCGCGCGCGTTCTACGGGCCAGATAAGAGTTTTTGGAGAGTTTTGGATATACTTAAATATCGTATCCTGATCAAATGACCATTGATTGGCCCTGAAATTTTGGCATTCAATCGGCCCCAGTAGTTCGTCAAGGCAGTCCTGATATGTGCGTCCATCAACTTTCATAACCTCTTGCCATTGATGAGTGCGGCCTGCAAGAAAACACATTGGAAGCTGGTTTTCGGGAACCAAATCGACTCCTATAATATTGAATCTACCGGGCTCAATGAGGCTTAGTAACGGAGAGAACGCGATCATGTCGATGTCGGACACTATAAGAAGTTCATTGTAGGGTAGGTCATACAATGCGCCAGCCATTAATCTTGATACCTGCGCGTATGTGGCTGCTTTATCCGCTGGACACTCAAAACCAACACTGCGCAAACCCGGCGCATGCGCGGCCGCTGTTTGTATAACGAAAATCTCCTTGGAGCCCATCTCTCGGGGAGAAAAGCAAATCACTTCCGCACGGAGTTGTTTCCATGCCCATGCTACGATGGGAAGGTTGTATAAATAAATGTCATCGCTGGTGCTAGAGAGGATTGCTTTCATTATGTTACAAACCTTTTATAAAGAAAATAGTTCTTTCCGGATTATGATTGGTCGAATAATAGGCCACCCAGTCCATGTCTTCACCGGCTGTTTTAATGCCCATTTTGTGCAGACACATGGATGCCTGTGATTGATCTTGCCGTCCAAAGAGAAATAAAGGATGTTCGCTATCCTTAGTATCATGCACACGGTTGCCATCAAAAAGCCCCCATTCCATACCGTATTTCCAGCGCTTGAAAAACTCTTTGCCCTTGGGATTTTCGATATTTATGCCGACGAGTCCGGTGGCGAATTCGCTTACGTTCACCAAATCTTCCCTCTTAACGCCTTCTGTGGTAAGCAAGTTGTCCGTAGCAGTTTGCGCCAGGGAGTAGCCAGATTTAAAGAAATATAGCCCGTTGTCATTAATGAAATCAAATATCGGCATCGGGTCTTGCACGGCGTATAACGAGCTATCCGCCCATAATACAACAGTATAACCTGCGGCGAAGGCTGCTTCAAAAGCATATAACTTAAAGTTATACTGTCCCGGCCCCGCATGCTTCGGGCACCCTTCCGGATAATCCCGCCAGAACATCGTATGACCACCCCAGCCCACGAAGTTGAGGGAGCGCTCGAGACGGTCTACGCCGACGGGATAGTGGCCGCCTATACCGCAGGATATGATACAAGCTTTGTGGTTAGTAAGATCCATCTGCTTTCTCTTTTGAAATTACGTGTTGTTGTGTCTGACCGGTGGCTTCCAAAAGCAATGCGGCCTGTCTTTGTTTGTACTCCTCGGCGCGCTCTTTGTCATATTCATCAAATATGTCCTGCGTCGTCTGCGCCTTTCCATCTCTCAGGTCTTTAAGATAGGCAATCACCCTCTCCTTGGCCGTCGGCTGCTGATACAACGGGTTCTTGCCGTCATTCACCGGGTAAATCATGAAGGTGGTCGCGTACGATTCTTCAAACAAATCCCATAACAGCGAGCCCGCAAAGTTGAACAAATGCCCGAAGAAGCAATTCTTTTCACCCGTGCGCACAACATTAATTGCCCATTTATCCGCGTCGGTGCGCTCCATATAGGAGATGATGTTTTCGAGGGAAAAGGGGTTATACGATTCCGTAGCGTTGTTCATGAGGCGTTGAATTATGGTTGTAGAAATAAATAAACTCGTCTATGTGGTGTTCGGTTAGTAAGTGGGGTTTTAAAGCTCGCGCCCATGCGTGATCCTCGCCGTAGCGAATTCTCGGGACAGGAACAGTCTGTGCAATGTCTGTACGAATAACATCCTTGAAGTAAGGCGTCCTAACGTAATCGTATCCGTCCTGATTCTCGCCCCAATCATCGTATTTCAAGCTGTGATTGCTGGTGAATTCTTTGCCGTTAATGGTACAAAGCTCCTTGAAAGTGATACAATCGGGCTTCTCGGCGCGGATGATGGCCAATATCTTTTCAATTGCGCGACCATCAATACTATCATCGTCGTCTATTTGCCAGCTGTAAAGCCCTCGAGACCGGGCATACATTCTTTCGCGCTTCTCTCCAATCGTCAGCTCCTTGTTGTCCCGGTAATACATGAAGTGAATATTCTTACTCCCCCATCCGCCCATACCTTCGCAGGGGCCGTCAGTCCAGCCATACATTGGTTCTTCACCAATAGCAACGCATTGATTCCGTACGACCTCCTCAATGAAGGCATATTCTTTTTCGCGGCCAACGACGGTTGGTATTTGTATGGAGAGAAGGGGTTGGGTCATATTCTGGCTTCAAGACGTGAAAGAAGACGGTCGAACCATTCATTTTGGCGAACAAGGGATTCGCCAGCCTCATTGAGGCGGTACAGGTGCCCGGGGCCGAATTGCTGTGGTTTGTGTGCCGGAATAGCTTGCGGTCCTTCAGCAGGCGGCTGCTCTTCCAGGCGGTTAACGGCTCTTTCCAGTCTGAGAAGCCATTCGGAGTTTGTCTTTAGCGCAATTTCAAAGCCTGCGCAAAGATTGTCCATTCTTGTTTCAGGAGACTGCGCTCCGGTAGATTGTAACATTATGGTTGATTTAAATAAAAATTATGTTTCTCTCTTTCTTCAAACGTCGCCCTGTCAACCGTCCATCCGATATCTTGCTGCCGGCGATACATTTCATCTTCTGGCAAATGGCCATACGAGGGTAAGAGGTGATGATAAATGATTCCTGGAATATAGATGTACCTTCCCCGGTGGCGAGCGACGTGCATGCTCTCGTTGTCCGCGAACAAGCTGAGATAGGCCGGATTGTAAATAAACAAATCCCTCTCAAAGTACTTGCGATCCGCAATATAAAGCACGGGCACCCTATCGTCAGAATCAATATCCTGAAGGTGGATATAGCCATCACCATCGGGAAAGTGCTCATCAAAGTAAGACCGGATAATTACATCAAATCCATAAACCGTCAGCCGCATGTCATCCGATATATTCACCAGAATATCCCACTTATACTCATCCGGTATGGGCCGGTTGATGGCGTTGATTTTACCGGTAGAGCGGCCCCAGCTCGTATAGAGATTTGGCCAATCTTGATTGAACAGAATCTCGCCGTAGTCGTCGCACGTGGGGTCATCAGTATCTAACACGCACCATATCGTAAATCTCTCCTTATCCGCAATCATCGCGTACAGGTTATCCAGCGTGTCTTTGAACCGCTGCGGGCGTTCGCGGCTGGCAAGCTTGAAGATGATATGGGCGTGTTGGAAGTTCATTCGCCAGTGGTAAGAAAGACGAAGATTCGTTTAGCTTCACTAACTACTGTTTCAATATCTTCACCGCCGTTGCTATTTTGTATAGCCAATTGAAGTGCCCGATCGAGCGTATGGTAAGCGCGCTCTTTTTCCTGTGCCTCCTTTTGCGCCTTTATAGCGGCACTCATTCCTTGTTCTTCTGTCATAGTATTGTAGTTTATTCGGTTTCGCTATCATTTTCCACCACCGCCCAAATTTCACCCAACTGCCCATGTATCGGCCCTTGCAACCATTTGTACGTCACCTTGTCGATCAGCATGGGTACGCCACAGCCGGTGGGGTATAGCAACACATCGCCAAGCTTGAACATATCACCGAAATCATCGGACAGCGCCATAACGCGACCTTGCTCCAACTCAACGTTTGCCGTGGCGGGGATAATTATCTTTCCTGCATACAGCTCTTCCTTGCGCGGCAGCGGTTCAACTATCAATCGGTTGCTGATGGGCTTTGGTAATTTCAATGTCGTCACCTTGATCATACTATTAACGCTTTTGCTTTCTTTAATGTTTCACGCGCCTTGTCGGATTGGAGGCGGTCGTCTTTGTTTAGTTCCCAACGCCTGATTGTGAACGTTGACCTTTTAAAGGCTTTCGCGAGAGCGGCCACCTGGAAGTCGTTGTAAATAGATTTTTTGTTCTTTTTCATACGTTGAAAGCAAATTTACAAGTATTTTTGGAATTACAAAATAAATTATTTTATATTTGTGGAAACAAATGCAAGATGAGCATATTTGCTGATATTTTCCAGTTCTTCGCGTCTAATCGCAGAACGGGTTCTTCTACCTTAATAAAGGAGATAGCCGAAAAGAATGATGTATATATACTGGTTGCGAACATGGAGCAGGAGAAAGAGTTTGGCGAAAAGGCGGTGTCGATGACAAATCTAAAAAGTTTTCAACACAAATCGGCTAAGCCCGTTTTGGTAGACAATTACACCATGTTGAAATTGTCGGAAGGTGCGCATGGAATAATCAACGATCTGTCGGGTAAAATTAAAGCCCGCGACGAAATGATTTTAGACATAAAAGAAATCATAAGTCAATTTGAACGTAAACACGGTGAAATAAAATGGCAGCCATGATAATAGAAACCCCCACCGGCTATATCTGCGACGACCCGCGTGTGTTCAGCATAACGGTCATCGAGCGTCCGAATATGTCGCCGCCAATATTTACCCTTGAACTGACGATGGTTGATGGCGGCACCAAGAAGTTCGGCGGCAAGCCATTCTCATTCACCGATAAACTCATCAAAGAAGCTGAAGCGTGGCTTGCCACACTTCCCGCAGACCCGTCGCTGTGAAGGGTTGAAATCTGCCGCAGCACCCCGCCTCACTTCTAAATTTTTAAGGCGTTAATGTAATTTGTTTTGATGAAGTGGGGCGGTTTTTTGTTCAAATGCCGAAAGCGATATGGTCATAAGTACAAATAGCCAACTTGGTCTACGGATGAATAGCCTCGAAAAACAGGTAGAGTTTTTGGAGTTGCTGAAATCGTTATATGAAAAAGAGGCAAAACGATTAGATGAGTTTCATCAAAAGCTAAGCAACCATCCAAACAAAACCGATGATGTGTATCATTTCGAAGATGACGACCCGCTCGGAATTGAGGCGCTTGATTTTGTCAATCATATAGAAGCTAACCATAACGAAAAAGAGGTCAGAGCAAAAGTAACACTGGCGATTGGCGAAAAGGATATTATTAAAGGCGAAGACTCTAAATACTTTTTCATCTGCGATAGTGTTTACAAGGCGGCAGAACTGATTAAGGTAAATAAAACATTCACAGGAAGGACTCTGAAAGACATTTCATTTGGCAAATATACTTACCTCATGGGTAAAAATGTCGCCGTCAGGTTTGTCGTTGGCGTTAATGCAATCAAGGGCTTTTACTACAACGATAAAGATAATGTCGCTTTTGAATGGGGTATTGAAATGGAAGATGGCGGTTATTATTTCGACCTGCGTTTTCAGGAATTATTTACCACTATAATGCAGGTGCTTACTTTTGTAGAGCTTGGTGATATTGAGGTTAAGCTACTGGAAGCGGGCCGAAATAATGGAAAGGATAAAAATAAAGGCAAGGTAACGAATACTAGTAATAATACCGTCTTTGTTGTTGATTCATCATGGAATCAAATCATTATTCGCACCGATGGTTTTGCGGTAAGAGGGCATTTTCGGCTACAGCCCTGCGGCATAGGAATGAAAGACCGCCATCTTATATGGATTGATGCTTTTGAAAAACATGGATATAAAAGAAGGCCGAAAGGCGAAATCATTAAATAACAATCAGCTCATGCTAACCGCCCCCGCCAACAACCTCATACTCCAAATCAAGGAGAAATTCCAGCAGAAAATCGGTTCGCTGTTCATTGACAACCGGTTGGAACCGCAGGAAAGCGTGACCATTACCGGCACCGTTGTCAGCGTCCCGCGCGCTATTACCGAGCGCCGCGACCTGCTGGGCTACAGTACGGCAGGTATTAAACCCGGCGACCATGTTATTTTCCGCTATACGGTCATTGCGTCCTTCTCTGCCCAGCCGAAGAATGATAGCAACGTCTTTAAGAACCGCATCTGGCACGAAGGCCAGGAGTATTGGCGCTGTTCTATCATGGAAGTATTTGCGGTGATTCGCGGCGAGGAAATCATGATGGTGAATGGATATGTGATGACTGACCTGCCATCGGAAACGAGTTTGATTTACCGCACGACGGTGAAAGATTACGACTGCACCACCGCGCGCGTGCTCAACATCGGCTGGCGGCGTACGCATGAGCCGGCAATCCCTGTGGAGAAGGGCGACACTATTTATTTCCATCCCCGACTGGCGCAGCATTACAGGATTGATGAGAAGCAGTTTTTGATTATCAGGCAGAGTCATGTGCTGGGGGTGAGGGGGTTGAGAGAGGAGATTATGGAGGCGTAAAAAACAGTCAAAATGAAACCAATTACAACAATAGTAAAAGTCGAAATTACCAAACTGAAGGTGGATGGGGATTATTTCTCTTTTAATTACACTCTTTGGGTGAACGATATTTTTAAGGCCAAGGATTCGTATAGTAGCGATCATGGCTGGCACGCAAATGAATTAGAAAAGTTCAAAGAAAACTTAAAAAACGGATACGCTGCTCAACTTGCCCTTGACAGGCTTAAACTATAATCATGAGCGTCCAAAAAGTCTTTATCGATCAACCTGCTGTGGAGTTAATATTCCCGAGCGGCATAAAGGTGCAGTTTCCGACAGACGCCTTGCAGAGTGTTTTATTGGAAGCCTGTGATCGTGGCAACCCGAAAGTAACCGTCAATTTAAATCCTCCGCCGCTGCGATTTAAAATGTTGCAAGACTACAATTCTCCCGGCATGTTCATGCCGGCCGGTACCGTATCCCGGCAAATGACGGAAAAGGAGTATGAAGACAATGGCGTATTGCCGCATTTAAGAACGTACGGTCGGGAGGCGCTGAATTACTTTAAGTTTAAAAATGTAACATGGCCGGTAAATACGGAGCGCCTTGAATCGCATCCTGATTGGTTCGAGCTGCTGAAATAGATTTTCCTCCACCATGTTGCAAATTTCTCCTACCTTAGCAGGCAATGGACCTGCAAGTCGTTCATAATCTTGTTAACTTCCTGTTAAATAAGGCTCAAGGCGCATGGTATTCGCCCGAAGATATTGACGACCTCATCCTCGACCCGGGCCAGATTTCCTTGTACAATGACTACTATTCACGGTACGCAACCACCCAAAGGCTGGATGACGCCCTGGCGCCATTCAAGGCAGCGCCGTTTACTTTTACCAACGGCGACACGCCTGGGGGGCTTGTGAACACGCCGCCTGAGTACTTTGACCTACTCGACATATACACCCTCGTCACCGGCGCGGACAATGTGACGCGTCGCAAGCCATGCCCCGTTGTGGAAGAGGATGAGGTAACCTATCGAATGAACAGCCAGATTGATGTCGCCTCCACCGACGGCCCCTTCTGCCGCATCACCACCAACTGGGACGTGCAGCTTTATCCTGAAGTGCCACAAACCGGCGTACTGACTTACTTGCGCCGGCCGGCGAAACCGATATTTGTGTATACCGGAACTGGCCGCAATATCGTCTACGACCCCACATTGTCCACCCAGCTCGAGTGGGGCGATACGCAAATATTGTCCGTAGTTATTAAAGGCCTCGGCCTCATAGGAATCAACATTGGCGAGCAAGACATTATGCAGTGGAGCGAACTAAAGGATCAACAAAATATTGCAGGACAAATCAAACTATAACCCATCACACGTAATCCATGTCAACCCCGCGATAAGCAATGGCAACCACGAAATACAAAATAGCAGAAACGGTCCTGCGCAGACTCTCCGGCGGCAATATCAAGCTGGCGACCAAAGTGACCATTCCTGAGATTGCCATCGCGGTGGAACAGCTTGCCAATAAGGCGCTGAAGATGGAGTACCTGCAGACCGACCTGCCGACGGGTAACGTCATTCCCAATGGCGCGTCGATTGCTACCTACGAAAACGTACTGGTTACCCAGTATAAAAACGTTTCCCAGTCCATCCTGCCCGCCATGCCCATTAAATTACCAAGAGGCATCGGTTGTTGGCAAATCTTCAGGCCGGATGACGTAAATAACCAATTCATTATCATAGATAATACAGCGGAGTTCTTGATTATTGGACAACCCGTTTTGTCCGATCTCTCCGGCTGCATTGCAGCAACACAATACGGCGACCGCGTGCAGTACACCCGCGATCTGACGACGCCCAATGTGGATACATTCGTGACCATGCGCCTCATTGTACTCGACATACGCCAGTACGGCGATTGGGATTTACTGCCCATCCCGCCGGATATGGAGGCTGATATCGTTAATCAGGCCTATAATATGTTCGCCGCTGAGCCTGTCGCCAATAAGCTCGACGACCCAGGCCGTGCACAGCAGGCCGGTATTCCTGTCACTAAACAAACGCAAGACTGATGCTATTCACCAGCGCCGATACCATCACCCGTCGTATCCTGCTTCGCAAGCGGTGGCCGCTGCATTACTATTTGCAGGTACTGGGGCTCGTCGCGGAAGTTATCCGGGAGCTGTCTTTTGATTCCCTGCAGATCGTTAATACTGTGGAGCTTATCCCCGGGCCAACCATGGCGGTCGATCTCCCTTGCGACATGGTGGACTGGGTATTTGTCGGCGTTAACAATGGCCAGTTTGTGCGGCCGATTGTACAAAGCAATGAAATCAACAACCTCACGAAGCTCAACACCAGTGGCCAGCCGGTCTTATACGGCGACACGCTGAGCGACGGCAGCACCTTCGACTGGCCATTCGGCTGGGGCTGGGCATGGGGTAGCTACTATTATAACATGGACGACCTCGGCGAACCGACCGGGCGCCTGTATGGGTTGGATACCACGCAGCTGGACCCCAACCGCTTTAAATATCTGCCGGAGCGCAACCAGATACAGCTGACGGAAGACTTTCGGGGGTCAAAGTTGTACCTCGTTTACATCGGCAACGGCCAGAGCGCAGACAATGTAACACAAGTGGATGTCATGGCGCAGGACTGTATCGAGCGCTATGCTGACTGGAAGCTTTCCCCTGGCGCTGATATTGACCGTTCACCACAGGGCATGACTTATTACAACGCCAAACGCCGCTTCCGCGCCCGCAAAGACAGCTTAACGCCTGTTGATATACGACGCATTCTATTCTCTGCATACGGTAACCCATATAAGCATTAAGCCATGGACCAAAGCAAGCATGCATTCATAGCGGGCCTTGATGCCGATAGCGCCGATTACGCCATCGAGAGAGGGCGTTGGGTTAACATGCGCAATATGCGTACCGGGAGCGCCGATGCTTTGTTGAGTAATACCAGCGACGTTGAGCCGATCGGCAGTACGGTGCCGCTGACTATAACCCTACCGACGGGCACGAACATCGCGCTGGGTTCCTGCTATGATGAAGCAGGTGACCGCATCCTACGACTGAACTGGAACTCTCTCACCAGCCACGGCATTTACGCGCTCTACCCGGACGGAACGACTTATACCGTCCTACTATCCGCCGATGTCACCGGCGGCCTCGGTTTTAGCAAATACTCGCCCATTCATTCCTGCTTTGTCCTGAACGGCAATCTTTACTGGGTGGACAGTACCAACCAGCAACCGCGTAGATTGAATATCGATGCGGGTATTAAGGCTTACCAGCCCAGTTTTGTCACGGATGTCGCCCCTTACAGCCTGCCCGTCGCTCAATCTGTTATAAGCTGGATACGCCGGCCGGCCGGCCTCTGCCTGAGCGCCGTCAAGGCTGTAGATGGCAGCTATGCAAATAATTTCGTTCGCTACGGCTCGTTCCTTTTTGCGCGCCGCTACCAATATCGGGACTACGAGTTTTCCACCCTGTCCGCGTACTCGAAGCTGGTGCCCTACAACGACAATAACGACAATGCGACCAACCGGGTAGATGTAACCTTCCCGCTGGGTGAACAGTTTGAGCAGGACGTTCTACAAGTTGACTTGGTGGCCATCTACCTCGATGAAGGCGTGGCTCGTATCGTCCGGTCATGGAATCGGACCAATGCCGCCGATGCGGCGGCCATGGCTGCCCATAATGCCGGCACGCCGCTTACCTACGCTTTCTTTGCCGACCAGACCGGGACAGTCCTTGCATCCACATATGTGGATAAGCTTTTTGATTCTGTCCCCATTTTCGCGGAAACGACCGAACGGGGCCGAAACCGGACTTTCATGGCTGATTACACGATTGGTTATGACGCTTCGACGGTAACAAGCCTTGCGGCGGTCACTCATACCCCAGGCGGTACAGCACTGGGCCTCGTGGCAACGAATGTGAACAATATCACCAACATCGTCATCGACGGCGATCAAGTAGCCTTTGTACTGGGCACACCCTTCCCGGTTGGCCCTATGCAGCCGAGCGAGTACTCCACGACACACGTGGGCCCCGGTGAAGTGTTTGTGGTCAGTGTGGCTGGCGCCTGCACATCGGTTGTAGTTCGTTACGGGACCGATGGCAGCACTTTTACCACCGTGAGCCAGCCCTATATTGGCGACGGTGATTACACTTTTCCGGGCATACCAATTGCCCCCAACGATGGAACTTTTGCGACATGGATTGTCGCTACAATATAAATGGCTTATAGTAAGATTTTTAAAACAGATGCGGCCTATCAGTTGTCGGTTACTTTCTATGATAACTATCAAAGGAAGTGCGGACTGTTGACTATGAATGGGCGTGTCATTATACCCGACCGGACATACGGAACGCCCGGCAGCGTAGCTTCTATCGGCTGGACGCTCAGCAATGTCGCCGCGTTGGCGGAAATACCATCCTTTGCTTACTATTATTCCGTCAATATCACCAAGTGCCTGCGCACGCGGTTCTTTATCCAGCTCCGTGGCCGCGATGCTACGTATGTAAAAAAGGATATTGATGGCAATTATGTCTTCAATAATAGCGACTACCTGCCGACGCATGCCGGCTGCGCTTTTGATATTTCTACCCTCATCCCGCTCAACATGGGATACGTATTCGCTGAGGGTGATATCGTTAAAATCTACATCGGCAGCGCCGTTTATAGTGTGGCTATCATCGGGCAGCAAGGCAACTGGATAATAACCGAGCTGGCGAATATGGGTACACTCAATGGTACAACGCCGTTTTTGTTCGAGATTTACACCCCTTACAAACCGTCTGCCACGGAGCCCGGTTTTGAGGTAGCGCAGATATTTCCTATCCTCAATCCGGGCACGAATACCCGGGCTTATAGTACGCTGGCGGGAACCATCACCGGTGACGTATGGCTGGTGACGCGGCAGGGATTAAATGGGGTCTACTATACTATCAATACGGTCGATGAGAAACGCAATGATGACGTGGATGCCACGCTGGGATTTCTGTATGTACGGCAGGATGCCGCCGACGCCAACTTCAGTACAGGTAGCTCCCCCTTTCGCTCACTAGCCGGTTTCAATATATCCACCAATACCGACCGCGTTATTTTCAAAAATGATAGCGCCACAGACCTGACTTTCACGCTGTCCGGCTTTATTAAAGTACGACCCGACAGCGACCGGACATGGCGCATGTATGTGGCTGACAACGCGGGCAACTCGACTATACTCGTGCCCGATACGACGATGAATGCCAATCAGGTTTATACGCTCTATTACGACCAGACTATCACCCTGGCGCCCGGCAACCGGTTGTTTGTTTTCCATCACCAGAGCGTGGCTAATAGTATGTATTTCCTTGACCTGAGTGCTACGATAAAAGTACCGTCCAGCGCCATTACCTATCAGGTAGAGGCTATGTCGCCCAATGATAAGTTTTACAAGAACTGGTTTACCGATGCCGGCCGCGTGAACAATGTTGACCCGCTGGGGCAGGTGCTGCATACCAACACCATCGCTTTCTCCAATACGCTCGCCGACGGCACTAAAAACAACGGCCTTTCTACTTACGACTTCCTGGATACCAAGCCGGTGCCGACCGAATGTGGTGCCATCGCCAAACTGCAACTTACCTCTAAGGTAAGCAATGAGCAGGGCGTCGTCATGCTGGGCATCTGCTCGAAAGAGACAGTGAGCATGTACCTATCCGAAGTTCAGCTCCTCGGGGCCACAAAGAACGCCGACGTGGCGCAGGTAGCCGATGTGATAGGTACCATCAATACGCTCAAAGGCAGCTTCGGCACTTCCAATCCCGAGAGTGTGGTCGAATACCGGGGCAATGTTTACTGGCTGGATAGTAACAACGGCAAGTATATACAATATTCCAACAATGGGTTGTTTCCCATTTCCAATTACCGCATGACGCGCTTTTGGAAATTATTCAGCGAAGCCTACCGCGCATTGACGCCGGTGCAAATCGAAGCCCTCGGCAGCCGGCCATATGTATACAGCGGTATTGATCCACAGAATGGCGAACTGCTCGTTTCCATTCCCCGTGTGCTCACCAATCCCCCACGCGGTTTTCTACCTGACTATCCCTCCCGAGTGTATCCGTTCGACATCTGGGATGGGCAGGCGAAGGTGGTAGTATATAAGCTATCGGTAGAACCCAACTGGTATATGGGCTCCTACGACATCCCGGCGGAAAACTTCTGTTATGCTGGTAATAAGATATACGCTTTCAAGGCTGGGCAGGCCTACCGGTTGAATGATGAAAATAGCCAGTGTAACCTCTTTGGCGTGCAACAGCCAGCGCAGGCGATGTATGTGATGAATGCTATCCTGAACCGGCCGAAAGTTGCCAATAACATTACCATTGAAGCAGACCGACCACCGGACTTTACTTATTTTATGACAGAAAATCCTTATATTCAATCGAGCGATTTGTTCGATGACTATGAGAATAAGGAAGGTATTTGGTACGCAGCTATCCTACGGGATAAGCTGACGCCTATCGTCACCCGTCCTATTCTTCGCGGTGACCGGATGCGCGGAACTGTTTTAAAAGTGATGCTGGAATGGGATGTTCAAAGTCAATCAGTTAGTTTTAAATTTGCAAACATAGGATACGATGCGTCACGCGGCCATACCACATAGCAACCGCGAGCGTGTCGTTTAAACTGTAACAAATGCCAGACCCGATCTCTGCCGGCATGGCCCTTATTGGGGGCATAGGCGGCGCGTTAAACGCAGGTAAAACCAACCGGAAGCTCACTGAGCTTTTCGCCGGCGATCCTGCCTATGCGGCTAATCCATTGGTGAATCAGCAATTAGCGCTATCCAAGACGCTGCTGAATGCTCGCATGCCCGGCGCTACATATGCGCAAGGACAGATATTGCAGAACGAGGCCAATCAACAAGGCGCAGCTGCCAATAATGCGACCGATGGCAGCCAACTACTGGCGCAAGGGAGTGTGCTGAATAATCAAACCAACAATGCCACCCTTCAACTGGGCGAACAAGAGGCGCAGGATTATCAGCGGCGCTACGGCAACGTTGCTACAGCCACCGGTGCGGCGGTAAATGAAGGGGATAAAGTATTTCAGGATAAGGTTCGGCGCTTGCAGGATCAGGCCAATATCATCGGCGCCCAGGCGCAGAATAACCAAGGCATCTGGAATAGCCTGACCAATCTCGGGATGGCGGGCATGAACCTCAGCGCATCACGTTAAAAAATAAACCATGGCCCTCGATGTAAGTAGTTCCATATTGAAGCAACCGGATTGGCAGGGATTGTATCATCTCGCCGATACGCAGTCGCGTAATAAATTGCGCCAGCAACAGCTCGATCAGCAAATGCAAAGCAAGCGCAATGCTGCGGGGACGTTCCTGAACAACTACCTCGACAAAAAAGATTACCTGACGGGGACCGCTGCTGACCCCGAGTTGGTGAAGCAACTCCAACAGGCCATGCAGCAGGGCGCGCAAATGGCCCAGCAGGGCGCAGATACACCTACGCTGTTGACTGCTCTTACGCCGCTGGTAAGTAAGATAAACGATTACTCTACCCGTGCGAAGGCGATTAATAAGCAGGCTGACGATATGATAACCAAGATGAAGCAGAATGGCTATACGGGTTATGATTTCGGAACGCTCAAAGATGAAGCGCTGAAATCAGCATTCTTTAATACCGACCCGAAGACCGGGCAGCCGACGCTCGACCCGAGTAAGGCGAACCCATCTACCAACTGGGTACTAAAGGCTATTGACGAGGCGCCGGAAAAAGTAACTACCAGCGCAGGGCTGGACACTTTCGCTAAGAATTCCCCTATGCAAAAAACGATGTCCGATGTCACGACCTACAATCCAGGTGGCGGCTATTCCCGCGGAAAGGCGCATCTCATCGGCCAAAACTGGCTCACGCCTGACGTAGACGAAAAGGGCGTTACCACAGGTCTTGTGCCAAAACATGATATTGCCACCGAAGGCGGCCAACCTTTGATGCACGATTTCAACGGTACAAAAGCCCCGGTGCGCCTGCTGGATGAAGGTGTCTTTGACGATATGATGCAGAAACGTCCGGATGTAGCCGATTACATGAAAGGCTTGGTGAAGCAACATCTGGCCGAATATAAGAACCCCGACGGCACGCCGGTGTCCATGGGTGACCCGCGCGCAAAAATGGTTGCCCGGGCTATTGCCTACGATGAGCTGAATCGCCGTAAGGCATCTACCATAGAGCAGGCGGCCGTTGAAAACAAACCCTCTCCCATGCAGGTGCGCCTGCAACTGGGAGATTCACCGCAATACCTGAAGATGTTGCAGGATCAGGCACAGGCCCGTACCGAAGGCCATCAAGCTGGCAAAGGCGCTGGTGCTGCCGGCAACCCTGTAGAAACAATCGGCCATATTTTCAACAATAACCCCGACTATACTGGCGGCGATGTGGAGAAAGTAGATGGCCGCAATGTCATTAACGTTACCGGCTCTTTCCCTGCCGGCGGCCTGAAGTCAGGTAAGGGTGACGCGTTTAAATACCGGCAGGTGTATTTTGATCCGGAGAAGCGTTCGCTGATAGTGGAAAAGGAAACGACCACCAACGACCCGATAAAAGGCAAGCAGGTTAATGTGGCCTATGAAACCTACCCTGAAAACAAAGTCGGTCAATTTATGAATACCATCGGCGGCGGCAATGGCGTATCTCCTGAGAAAGTCAGGCAGATACAGCAGCAATTCGGTTACCAGAATGGCCGGTTCGCCGGCTCGCAGGCGCCAGCCAGGGAAGTGCAGCAAGACGCACCGGCTCCCGGCGCGCTGGAATCGTTCGATAAAAGCGGTAAGATAGATGACCTGAAACCGCTGGAAGGCCAGCAGGTGAAGGATGGCGTGATAAAGAAAATTGACAAGACGAACCCGCTGAACATGGTGAACGATTACTATATCACCGTGCAGAAGCCAGACGGGAAAGAAGAGGATATCAAGTTTAAGAATAAGGCGGCGCTAAAGGAGTATTTGAATGGTGGCGCCCCCGCGAGTGCAGCCCCAGCCCCAGCCCCAGCTCCCGGCGCTCCGAAGGTTAAGAAGCAAAACAAATATGGTATTTAATGGCCGAAGATCAAGTCATAGCAGCACCTCCGCAGCAGGACACCCTCACCGGCGATCCGCCATCTGGACCCGATTATGTATCCAAGGTATACACAACACTCAAGGATAATATTTCCGGTTTTGATAAGGACGAGGCTACTTTCCGTAAGCTGATGGGCGATTCGTCCTACCGGGCCAAAGTGTATTCCACCCTCAAAGAAAATATCGACGGCTTCAATAAAGGCCGCGACCAGTTCGACTCCGCTGTGGGCGTTTTGCGACCGAAACCCGGGCAGCCCATCGGCCAGCTGGCTGCGGGAGAGAAACCCATTGACAGCGTCGCCGGCCTACTGGAAAAGACTGGCGTCAAAACAGCGCAGCAGGCTCATGCCGATGAACTGGCGGCTGCCAAAGACAGACTCACCAAAACATGGGATAACATCACGCCGCTGGCAGAGAAGACCCTACAGGAGGATCGCCAGAAGGATGCACTCGGCCAGGAACAGGCCATGCTTCAGCGTTTGGGCAGTGATGCCACCCGCGTCGCCGGTGGTCAACCTGCTGTGCCCTTCCCTGCTATCGCCCCGACGACCCCGCAAGATGTTCAGCAATTCAAGAACGATGAAGGGAATCAAAGGCGTTTGCTGAGCCGACAGATTACTGCTTATCAAAAGGAAGGCAATCAGAAGGATGCCAATGAGTTGCAGGCGGCCGCCTTTATAACACAGAAACAACCGGCATCTAAAGGGCGAGAAGATGAGGCCCTTTCCTACGCAAATGATCTGAAGGAAGGAAAATTGCGCTACTCGCCGGTTACCGAAACGCTCATTAAGCCGACCAATCTTGGCGAATCCCTTACCGATGCGTGGGGTAAACGACAAGATGATATTGCTCTATATGACGTAATGAACGATGGCACCGATGCTGAAAAGATTGCTGCTCTCAATAAGGCTATAGCGCCCCACGATCCTTTGAAACCGATTCATGTTCCGGAGGGGGTCGCTGGTTTCATCGGCGGTGAAGCCGGCAGTCTTGGACTACCCGGTCTGGCCGCCACCGCAGCCGGTTTCATTCCCGCCGTCGGAACGGCCGCCGCCGGGGGCATCATGGCCCATGAGCAGGCTCGACGCAGTGCCGCAGGAGAGGCTGTAAAAACCTATGCTGAAGCCAAAGCCAAGGGCGCTACCGATGAAGAGGCGCTCGATGCCGCGAAGAAGGGTGCTACCGTGGGGATGTATACCGGGGCGATTACCGGCGGCCTTATGGGTGCAGCTGGAGCAAAGGCAGGTAAGGCTGCATTAGCTACGCCTGCGCCGTCTGGAATGCTTCGAGCTGCTGCTGCGAAAGCTTTTTCTTTTCTCAAAGAGGAAGCCCCCGCCGCCCTCACGCAAGGTGCGATTGCTGGTACAGGGGAGGCTGTCAAGAATATCGCTGCCGGCCGTCCCACGGCTGAGGGTGTAGCGGAAGCCGGACTCGGTGCCATAGGCTATACCTACGCCTTTGGCGCACTAGCTAAGCTTGGGCGCGCCATCCCGAAGACCGCCGAAAAGTTGCGCCAGGGGTTGATAAAACTGCCCCCTGAAGATGTGAAGGCTATTGCTGACGAACAGGTACAGGCCGGTATTGTAACGCCCGATGAAGCGAAAATAGCAGTTGATAATGTAGAGGCGCACCGTGCTGCCGACGAGCAAATACCTGACAAAGTCGTCAACGATGAAGTGCGATTGAAGTTGCAAAAACGCATGGAGCGCCGGGCTGAATTGGAAGACGAACTGAAGACGGTTAACAAGGCATTTCATCTTGAGATAAAAGAAAAGATTGCGAAACTGGATGAGGAAGTGAACGAGGTGGCGAATAGTAAGGAGGCGAAGACGGAGCATGAGGAGCCGGGGCCGGAGGAGGTCGTGAATATACCCGCAGGCTGGAACAGCGATATCACATCCACGAAAGAAGCCCTCAGGAATGTACCTGATGACGCGTTTACAGAGATGCGGGATGGATTACATGATGTTGGCATGGGCCAAATCGGCACTATTGCAAAATTATATCATAAAGGCGACCGTCCCGATATAGTAAGGGCCGTCAACGATTTGGTCGGAAAATATGTTAAAGCGCCCGTGGAACCTGCTGTTCCACGGGGAACGCCTGAGGGTCAAGCTGATGCATCCGCCACGATGCCCGACGCCCGCATCCTCATCGAAAAAGGCATCGAATCCGGAAAGATTTCTGACGTATACAAACCCTATGCAGAACACCCGGAACATTTCCTGGATTTCATTCGCGACCAAATCAAAGGCGGTAACGAACCGGAACTGAGGAAAGAATTTGGAGATGATTTGGTAAATTTGGCGAAAGAAGATTCCAATGCCCAAGCAGTACGAAGCGATCCGGGACAAGTTCCTGAAGGAGGGCAAGTCGTCGAAGGAGGCAAAGACATCGGCAGCGAAGATTTACAATCACCTGCGCTCAATGCACCCGTCAATGGCGAAGCTCCCGAACAAGCCGGGGAAAGGGTAAAATCACCGGAGCCCGCAACTTTGCGGCCTCCTAAGGTCGCCAAACCCGCCGCCCCAATACTCACGCCTGAACAACAGGCGCAGGCAGACTATGCCTATAAGAATTCCTACCGCGAGTTTGTTAAAGAGCACCCCGACGTCAGTGTTGATGATTATAATCGCTTACGTGGCGCCAAATTTGCTCAAGTTCGTGCCGCTCAAACCTCCGCCAAACACGAACAGCTATACGAAAATATAATGGGTTCCGATCCGCAAGCCAGCGGCAATCGTATCCCGGTTGATCCCATCGTTGGCGAGAAGCCAAAGCAGATATCGCAAATCATGAGCGATGTCAGTAAGGGCCTGAGCCAGAAAATCATTTACGCAAAGTCTGGACGAAAGGGCGGCGTGGGTACATATTCAACCGGTAGCGGTGGAATAAAAATCAAATACACCGGCGATCTCGATACAACTGCTCATGAAATCGGGCACGGTATTGACGACAAGTTTGGCGTGCTGGCAAACATTCCGCCGGCTGTAGAGAATGAACTCCTCAGCTTTTCGCGTACGGGCTCTACCCCGCCGACTGGACACCCCAATCCTAAACAATACACGAACGCTGAAGGCTTCGCCGAATGGCTACGGGCATATGTGGTCAATCCGGAGATTGCGAAAGGCGCAGCTCCGGAAACGTACAAATTATATAATGAAAAAGTGAGCGAAGGGGCTAAGAAGACAATCGAATCATTCAGCAACGACTTCCGTACGCTTGCCGGGGCCAGTGGCCGGGATGCAACGCTCGCTAATATTCAGTGGGAAGGCGCCAACAAGGAAAGTATTGTGCGTCGTGCGAAAGGGCTCATGAAAGAGGTTTTCAGCAAATCCGATCCTGACGATATGTTCGCAGTTAGCTGGGCTGATAAAGTTTCAGCAAATATGTGGAAACCGTTGCGCGTACCGGAGAAAGCATTTGAATATGCGAAGGGGCTGAAGGGATTAGATGAAGTTTTGCCAGAAAACGATTTTAATATACTCTCCCGACTATTCCTTTCAATCGATGGCAAGTTCGGAGAATATTTAAAAAATGGGCTACGGGACGGCCGCGATAACCTACGCTTATCTTCAGATGGGCAGCCTATGACACTCGACTGGTTATTGGGATCGCTCGATAACACCGATCCGGCAACTATTCAAAGAGATATGGAAGACGTGGCGGCTTACATGGTAAACCAACGCACTATTGAGCTATCGAATAGATTTGGCCGGGATTCAAATTTAACAGGCATCGGCGCTGGCATTTATAAAGATTTAGATGTTGCATTGAAAGGTATCAAAGAGGCAAAAAGCGATCCGGTCAGGTTTAATCGGATAGAAAAATCGGCAAAACGCTATCGCGAATTTGCCGATGGTGTATTAAAATATCTTGTAGACAAAGGTCGCATCAGCAAGGAAGGTTATGATGCCATAAAAACAGAGAATGCTCACTACGTAGGCATGCAGCGAGTTGTTGAAGGCGCGCCCGAACAAGAGATCATATCCGCTACGCCACAAGGCGCTGGCGGTAAAATAGGCTCTAAGGGGGAACCTATAAAATCTATAAAAGGTTCATCAAAAACCATAATCAACCCCTATACGACCCTGCTCGACGGATTATACAAAGGGGTTAAAGAGGCCGATCGCAACGAGGTAATGCAGGCGTTTAATGACATGCTTCGATCCGATAGGACGATGTATCAGGGTAAAGTAGAGTCTTTCGCAGACGTAGGACAACTCGGTTCTCCGGGAGATAAGAATGTAATAGTTAGTTTCAACAAGGGGAAAGCAGAACATTGGATATATCACCCTGAAGTTTATAAAGCTCTCAAAGGGCTCGATCATGATGCCTATAAACTACCCGGAGCGGCCAGTATCGTAGCGCGAATAATTCGTTCAACAGTTACCAAAAATCCCGCTTTCTTCGTTAGGAATATCATCCGGGACACTGTAGAGCGAATGCTTAAAACTACGGTCAAATCAGGAGTGCGTGATTTCATAGGCGACAAAGCGCATTGGGATGACGTGGCGAGAATGGGAGGATTGAATTCAGGGCATTATATGCACAATCGGGAAGCTTATTACGGATTGATGGAACACGCGATCAATAAGGTCTCCAAGAACAAAAACAGGCTTGTGGTTTTAAATCCAACCAACCTATGGCATGCGTATGAACACATTCTTGAAAAGGGAGAAACTTTAAATAGAGTGGCAGAATATCGCGCAGGTCTTCGGGCCGCCAAAGCAAAGGGAATGGACGATTACAACGCTTCCCTATCTGCCGCATTCAAGGCCCGCGATCTTATGGACTTTGGAGTAGCCGGTCATTATATGAAAATACTCAATCAGGTTATACCCTTCAGTAATGCCAAGGTGCAAGGCTGGCGTTCATCAATTGCAAGCGCCAAACAACGCCCATTGGCTTTTGCCGCTAAGACGATGATTGGACTTACCATTCCAACGGCAGCGGCATGGATGTGGAATCATAGAACAAAGGAGGATGGTGATGAGTACGAAAGTCTACCAGCTTATCAAAAGGATTTATTCTGGAATACGAAACTCGGCGCAGACAACTGGCTATCTATCCCCAAGCCTTACGAACTTGGCCTCTTTTCATCAGGAGTTGATCGCGCTATGTCAAAAGCCTTATGGGGCAACAAAGATGCTATGAAAGGATATGCCGGTTCAGTACTGGCGGCAGGTTCTTTAATTGATGAAGCCAGTATAGCCGGCGCTATCCCGGGCCTTCAGGAGGGATTCAACTACGACGCCTTTAGGAATAAAAACATTGTCCCGGAGAGCGAAAATGCCCTTGATCTTTCTTTACGACACACAGAAACGGCCAGTCGGTTAGGGCAAGCAATGCAATCTGGATCGCAATGGATTTCAGGTTTTTGGGGCGGCGATGGTATTGACGCTCGTAAATGGGATCATTTCCTCAAAGCGCAATTTGCGTTTGCCGGACAAACAGCGGAAAAGTTATCTGATATCGGTTCGGGTAACAGTAGGAATGAGTTTGGTCTTAATGATATTGGTATTTTCAAAAATTCCCCAGGATACAATTCTCCGGCTGTGCAGGATGCAATAGAGTTTGCAAAACGATGGAAGTTGACACAAAGCCGGGCTTATCGGGAATTAAATTCCATGATTAAGGATTATTTCGATACGAAAGATTCTGAAGAAAAAGACCGCGCAGCTAAAGAGCTGATAGAATTTTCAAAACGCTTACTTTCCGATTGGCAGGCTTCTGGTATAGATAAAGTGCAGCAGGGGAAGTTTAAAGTAAAACAAGAACGGGAAGCGGCGAGCAAAAGCAAATAATCAACCAAAATATGACGTACAATTTTTCAAGGTGCCCATTCGATCCTCTTTGTAAGGAGCCGATGGTTGACGCCTATCCAAAACTGCGAACTATTTTTTCCACCACAAATGATGAAATTATCCGCTATGTCGTCATGATGTACGATAGCAAGTCGCCCATCATTGAGGAAGAGCGTGACCTTAACCGGCGAAAGGTGATTGCTGTTGAGATGAGTGGCATTGCGCTCCCCGACCGCGAGGACATGCTCGAACCATTGCACGAAGCCATCATCGAATACCTTCAATTCACCCATGACCGCCTTTGGGCAGCAGCCGTAAGCACCGAGTTCCGCTTTTGGGAGGCTATTCGCATCCAGCTTCAGCCCATCAAGGCAGGCACCGACAAGGAGCAGCTGGAAGCCGCACAGAAAAAGAATGTCCTTGCGGATAGCATCGACGACTGCATGAAGCGCATTGATGCGTATGCAAAAGAAATGAGCGGCGGCGATGAGAAAGTGGAGAAGAAGGTGAAGAAACGCCTGAGCCCGGAAGAAATTGCTAACGGTAAAATGTCGTAATGTATGGAAAAAGTATGCACAAAATGTAAAGTCCTAAAGCCGCTAAGCGAATTCAGGATAAGAAAAAACAGGAATAATACTTATGAGGCAAGTTGCATCGAATGCAATCTTGAATACGTAAGACAGTGGAGAAAAAACAATATTGAAAAGGTGTATGCGGCCGTTAAAAGATATGAAGAAAGAAATAAGGAAAAGCAGAACGCTTATCGGCTCGCGCATTATCATGCTAATAAAGAGTGGATATCGGAACAAAAGAAAGCCAATTATCGGGGCGTAGAATCAAAGAAAAAACCGAAACATGAAATTAAAAGAAATCCGAGAACTAAACCGCATGCCGGTAGCGCTACCAATGAACATTATAACATTAAAAAGCGACTTATAGGCAGAATATATAATGCTGTAAGTGTCAAAAGAATGTTCAGAGTATCCAATACGCTGGATTTGGCAGGATGCGATATTGACTTTCTGAAAAAATATATAGAATCGAAATTTACGGAAGGTATGAGCTGGGATAGAATATCTGAAATACATATCGATCATATAATACCCTGCGCTCAGTTCGATTTGACTAAAGAGGAAGATCAAAGGAAATGCTTTCATTATACCAATCTTCAGCCCTTATGGAAAATAGACAACTTACGTAAAGGCGCAAAACTTGACTATGTACTGGCCGATTAAAAAAGGAACAACCGAGATAATATATAAATTCTACGAGTGTCACATACCACCCGTTGGATTTGGCTGCCATAGCGAGACGGGTGAAATTAAAAAGACTGACGTAATAAAGCGTTCGACAAAAGCGAGCGAGCAATTCTGGCAAGCAACCCCGCTGCCCCCAGACTACATAAAAAAGAGCAAAATTGAAGAAGCTCGACAAAAAGACGATCCAGAGCATTTCGATCCTTCTCTGGAAGCCTTCCGGGAGCAGGAATGGAACCGGCGTTTATATGGGGTTTGGTTTTATTGCAACGGAACGCCTGTTTATATAACCGGGGAACATTATATGTATCTAAACTGGTGGAGCCTTGATGACGGCTTGCCTAAATACAGGGAGCCGGACAGAAAGAGGTATTACGTCTTGCAACTATGCGTACAGGACGATCGTTGCGCTGGCTTACTTGAAGCCTCAAATCGGCGAAGTGGTAAAAGTTATCGTGGGGGTTTATTCCTTTTCGACTATACATCCAGAACGAAGGATGCAAACTCAGGGGCGCAAAGTAAAACAGACGGAGATATAAAAAATCTTTTCAAGGGGAAGGTGGTCACTCCCTTTCGGCGCCTGCCCGGCTTCTGGCGCCCTGAAATAGATACGATGGCTGGCGTTAATCCAGAAAAAGAACTCAGATTTACTAAGCCTTCTCGTCGTGGCAAAAAGGCACTTGAAGATGTTGGCGAGATGGGGCTGAATTCTTTCATCAACTTTCTCTCCTCAGACCAATATGCTTATGATGGCTGGAAATTACACAGGTATCTTGGGGATGAAGTTGGTAAAACTGCTCTTGTAAATGTGTATGACCGGTGGCGAGTTGTAAAATACTGTCTTCGTGTTGGTAAGAATTGGATCGGTAAGGCTTTGATGACCACGACCGTAGAACGACTGAAAGGAGAGGTTACCCAAACTGAGGCATTTAAAAAACTATGGAAAGAAAGCTGTCCCGACGATAGAGACGCGAATGGCCATACTAAGAGCGGTCTTTATAAATACTTCACTCCTGCTTACGAAATGTTTGAGTTCGATAAGTTTGGTCAGCCGCTGGTTGAAGCCGGAAAGGAGTTCTACCTTAATACACGAGCGGGGCTTGCTGACGATCCCCACGCCCTTTCGTCTGAGATAACAAAAAATCCATTCACTGAAGAAGAATTATTTTTTACAGATGGGGAAAGTTGCCTGTACGACCCGGTAAAATTGAACATACAGAAAGATAGGATTCTGGGAAGGAGTAACTTGACCGAGCGCGGTACTTTTTCATGGAAGGATGGGAAATTCAGCGAAGTTGTCTGGACTAAAGAAAAATCTGGCCGCTTTGAGATACTTACTGGCCTTAAATTGAACGCAACAAATCAGGTATTTTGTAGAGCCGGCCAGTATTACCCAAATAATAATTTCAGGATAACGATTGGGGTAGACCCTTTCAAATTCGACACCACCTCAGATAATAGAAGGTCTGATTGCGCTGCACTCGCGTACATGAAATACGATGTAGCTGATAAGGCTAATATATTCAACGATACCTTTATATGCAAATATCTTCACCGGGCCCCAACGGCCAAGATGCAGTACGAAGATATATTGAAAATGGCATGGTACTTTGGCTGCCAGATACTTTTCGAGAGCAACGTGGACAATTGGAAGGAACATTTTAAGGAATGGGGGTGCATTGGATTCTTAATGAAGCTGCCGGGCGAAAAGGATCATGGTCTTTACTCAGACGGACAAATGAGAACTAAGCAGCAAATCGCCGATTATACCGAAGCATACATTAATGAGCACATAGAAAAAGTGTACTTCGTAGACCTGATTGACGACTGGCTTGAATTCAATATTAAAAAATCGACGCCCTATGATCTTGCAATGGCCAGCGGTTATACATTAATAGCTGCCAAGCAGAAATCCTACAAGCGGCAGGTTGACGCCGGCCGTGACGTATCAGATTATTTTCCAACATATCAAGCAAATTAATACCTTTAGTTATGCAAAACGCAGTCCAGACCGGCGGTCCCGCTTTTTACCCGCGTCATAATATTGACCCGGCTTTAAAAGACATCAACTGGGGTAAGCAATACGCCCGGGCTGCCATGTACGATTGGAGCAGCATTTTCCCGCGTACCGTCTTCTTCAATGCCGGCATCAAATACGAGGAGCACCGCCTCTATGCCATTGGTAAACAGCCCAACGCGAAGTATAAGAAATGGATGGGTGTCAATGAGCAGACCAATAATACCTTCATGAATATCGACTGGTCTATCCGGCCGGTCGTATCCAAGTTGCGGGATATTGCCATTGCCCGCCTCATTCAGCAGGAGTACAACATCGTGGCCACGCCCATTGACCCGCTGGCAAAGACAGAACTCGACCAATACTACTCCATGATGCGCTCCAAGATTGCGTTACGGCAGGTATTGCAGCAGCAGAACCCGGAGCTGGCTAATCACCCATTGATTGCTGCCCAGCCGGGCGAGCCGATGGATATGGAGGAGTTGGAAATGCGCCTGGATTTCGGGGAGCAGTTTAACCGCAGTAAAGACGCAGAGCTGGCCATCCAGCTGGCGCTGTATGAAAACGATAGCAAGCTATTCCGGCAGGGGATTTTCGAGAACTTCTTCGACTGCGGCGTGGCCGGCTACAAAGAGTGGTTGGGTGATGACGGGAAACCGAAGTTTCGCGGCGTGAACCCCGAATGCGTCATTACCAATTGGTGCCGTAAGAAGAACTTTAAGGATATGCAGCACGCCGGCGAGGTGATTGATGTGCCGCTGGTGGACCTCGCGGTACTGTACGATGCCGATGGCAACCGTGTCTTCACCGACAAGGAACTGGAAGGCATGGCGGCAGATGTGGCCGGTAAATATACCAACCCTATGTATATGGGGACCGGTAGCGCACTGTTCAAGGGTTACGACAAATTCAAGGTGAAAGTACTCGACTTGGAATTCTTCAGCTACAATGAATACAACTGGCAGATGGCCGTGGATAACCGTGGCAACCTGCAATACTCCCGGGCGGACTGGGGCCGTGGGC